CGCGCCACAGGTCAAGCTCGTCACGCAATTCGTCGGCTTCCTTGCGGAGTTCCGTCAACTCCTTGCGTAGCTCGTCCCTGAGGGCTGTCGCTGTGTCGTTCTTATTCTTCGAACGACCTAGAAAGTGCTCGATAATCTTGAACCCGGCCCCGCCGAACAAGGTTCCCGCTAGTGCTAGGTAGGCTTCGCTCATTCTACCTGACCACCGTAAAGGATTGCCAATCGGCAAATCCCTGAAATAATAGCGCATGCGGCGATGGGAACCCAAGTAAGCGGGAAGAAGCCTACCACTTCAATTCGCACGAGCGCGAGGAACAAATAGCCCATCATGAGGCCGTACGGTGCTACGAGCATCATCCCCTTGTTTTTGAAGATGACCCCGAGCAACCTCGTACCGCCGATAAGCATGTAAATCCCGCCGATGACACCCTCGTAGATGTGATTACCTGCGAAGGCTGCCGTCACGGCCGGGGCGCTGAACCAAGGGGTGAGAACAAGCGCACCCCAAACAAACAAAACCAGCGCCAGGACGAACAATGTCGCTGGCGCTGGAATTGCTGCAAGGCGTCGGGAGACGCTTACCCACCTGTTTTTCATACAGATAGTATAAGCTAAACCCGTTTTAAACGCGAACTTAGTAAATTGCTGTCAATTATTCTTGGAGAGCAATTCCGAGGCCAGGATCGGCTCGCCGTGGTATCGGTGGTTCTTCACGTAATCCAGAACCGCCTGAGTTCCCTTGGTCCGACCGACTAGGATAATCAGGAATCGCGGCTCCTTGTTGCCCTTTAGGCAGTCGTTGCACAGGAATAGGGTCATCGACTTTAGCAGCTTGGACTTCTTTGGAGTTAGCTGTTCACGCTGACCACTACAAACCGAGCATACCACCCTCTCGTTGTTATCAGTCACAGTACATTTCCTCCAAAATTTCATCGAGCGCGTATAGCGGCTCGTAGTCTTCGTCTGTCAATAGCTCGTGGTATACGATTCCACCCTTTTTGTATCGAACGATAGCCCCATAGGCCATTTGGCTTTCCACAACCCCTACCCGCAGTTCGGTGGGAATCCATACCTGCATTTTACTCTGGAACTCCTGGTGCTCGCCAAATTTCGATATACGTGGGGATGAGCGTGTTCATCAGGGCTAGGGTCGCGTTGCCCCAATCCATGACCGCCCATCGGTTGATCGGTGTCAGCTTATCGAAATTGCTCCGATAAAAACGGACTCCGTAATACTCCGGTGGCTGGTCGCCTCCGGGGTACTCCACCAAATGAACCAATGCCCCGTGCGGGATCGGCTTATGGTGGAAAAGTGCGGCTACCTCTTCATAAGCAATCATAGGTACTTTTGGTAAATTTCCTTCCAGACCTCCGGCGTCTTATGAGCGTTCTTGGCCTTATCGGGCTTCTTGTTGCCAGCCCAATAGATCCCGCCCCAAACACCGAACTCACCCTCTAGGCCCTGCAATCCGCATTCCTTGATTACCGGACAGGTGAGACAGGTCGAATCGATGGCCTTGGCGAATTCCTGATCCGACTCGTAGTTGTCGTAAAACCAGTTAATTTCTGTGCCAGAGCACAAGGCTAGCTGCTGCCACTCCAAGTGCTCCGGGTCAAGGCCAAGCTGGTCTAGAAGATTCATCGAACCCGGAAGGTCCAGATTCCCTTGTCGTCCGGCGCGATGCGGTCAAGCAGGCCCCACTGACCGTTGCGGAATGCGCCATTCTTGTTCGTGAAACCACGCGGAGTCGGCTTGAAAAGCTCTAGCGTGTAGCCGTCCCAGGAAGCGTTGGGGAATCCGTCAACGAAACGGTGGACAGCATCGTAGTTCAGCTTTAGCATTATTGTTCCTTAGATACAAAAACGGCCGGGTCTTTTCCCAGCCGAGCGAGCCGCATGACAGAATCGAACTGTCGCTATTCCCTTACGAGAGGAATGTGCTACCACTACCACTAATGCGACGAGTAGGTGCCCGTTTCTCTGGCTGCGACACCGACCTTATTTATCGTCGGTCGCGGACTTTGGACGTGGATTCGTGCCCCACCGACAGACAAGGTACCAATCCTTGTCATTGAGCCGCATGTCGGAGTCGAACCGACGACCTTTCCCGTACCAAGGGAATGTTCTACCAACTGAAACTAATGCGACGTTGCTCATTTATCATAACATAAAAAGACCGGGGAAGTCAACCCTCCCCGGCCCTTCTATTGTTTTAAAGCTTAAATCACTGACCTGCAACCTGTGCTGGCGGGCCAGCCTTTAGCTCGTCAAAGTCAGCACCCTTCGCGCCGGTAACGGCAGAAATGCCCGTCTCACCATCGACGTAAAGATGCTCCTGACGGTCTACGGTCTGCTCTAGGAGGTCGCGGTCGTTACGTCCGCCTGCGGCGTCGGCCGCTACGGTCGCTAGAACCGGCTTCTTCGCACCATCGTAGGTGTACTTCTGGTCGCCACCACGGGCCTCGTGGTCACGCGCGTAGCGGCCATCGGCCTCTTCAACACCGCGATCCGGACCGGAAGCCGGTCCACCAAAATTGAAACTCATTATCAAAACACCTCCTAACGGGTTTATATCGTTATTGTACGCTTTCCCAAATTCAAAAGCAAATGGCTACTTCCGCCGGAACTTCGCCCGGAGCATCAGGAGGATGAAGGTGAGAATCATCAGGTAAAAGAGACCGTCAAAGATGTTGGGGCTCATGTCCATACCGTCCAAATTCCGAATCCGAGAAGGGACCATACTGCGATACAGTAGGCCATCAGTGCCGCGTAGAGTAGTTTGCGCTTCATTGTCTTTTCCAGTATACGAGAACACCCCGCCAACGTGAATAGCTAGCGGGGTGTTCCATCTTACAAAGTGCGTGGGTTATCCAGCACTTCTCGTACCTGCTCCACAGAGAGCCGGGCAATCAAGGCGATTTCGTCAACCTCAAACCCGGCGTCCCTGCATTCCCGTACCGAACCTTCGAATAGGTGTTGCGCGGTTTGTAGCTGGCGGGCGGCTTGTTCTAGCCGCCGACTCTGTGCTGGCATCCGGGTTTTCGATTGCCCATCTCTCCGCGATTATCTTGGCCTTCGTGGGAGTGTCTACCGGCTCTTTGCGGATCACCCGGTGGAGGCCGTCCGTCTCGCTGAGGACCACTGTACCGGAATCTCTAGACACCCCCGCGCGTTCAATTCGGAAACGCCGTCCCTCGTGCTCAGCGACCCACAACCGCTTACTACGGCGTTCCCATTCCATGATTACTCTCCGGAATCCTCGTCACCCGGTGCGACCCAATGCACAATCAGGCCGACCTCTTCCTTGCCTTCCTTCACCACGGCGGTACGAGCCTTGCCTGCCGTGCCCTTGCGATTCAGGGCCTTCTGTGCCTGCGTGACGGCGCTGCGGAAGCTCTTCGTGGAGATGTGGTAATCCTTTTCGCCACGGTCCACCTCTTCCTTCGTGCCGTGTTCCAGATGCCAGACCTTGCCGTTGAGCCAGGTTCCCCAGGGGTATCGGCCAGCACGGATGGTGGCCTCTTGCGGGAAAGCGTCCAGGGTACGAGCCATTGCAGATACAGCCTCTCTTGGCGGTGGTTCGCGGTGCTCAACCACTCTAACACGGGTGTAAGACGGGGTTGTCAAGGGCTAAGTTTGATCTTGTTGCCCTTGACACTGTGTTGTGTGCTACTTATCAGCCGAGAAGGTTGCGAATCTTCTCAGCCTGTGCGCGGTTCTTTGCGGCAGCGGAGCGGGCAGTAGCCTCGCGCTTGGCGTGAATTGCCGCCTTGGCAGCGGACTCTTCGGCCACGGCCACGGCTGCCTCGGCAGCGAATTCCAGATTGTCCGCTGCGCGGGTGAACAGGGAGACGGCCAGGTCAGCGGCGTCTGCCGCCTGAGAAAGACGCTCGTCCAGCGACGGAGGCAGAACCTCGCGGAGAACAGCGACCTCGTTCTTGAAGAAACCCATTTTAATCTATATTCCTAATCAGTTAGTTGCGGCAGCAATTGCCTTGTTGAACGCCTCGATGACCTCAGCGTCGGTGGTGGTGCGGTCGTTCCACAGCGGAACGGTGAAATACTCGACCTCGGGGTGGTCTGCGCGGGTGGTCTGCGTGAGGATATCCGTGGCCTGAGACATGGCCGCGTCGCTGGTGTATCCGCCAATGCTGACGGACTTGCGCTCAACCTCCCCGATATATTCGGAAGTCTCTTCGTCCCACTCGGAATCCATGTAAGTGCTCACCACGACCTCGCCACCGGCAGCTAGGTAAATCGCACCCATACTGCACACCTGGCACTCGGTGTCTTCGTTGATGAACCATCCGCCGCGCTCAACCCCGCGCTCAATGAGAATATCACGAGCCTTCGTGAGAATTCCAGCGGCAGTAACAGTGGTCTCGGTCATATTTTTCAGCCTTCGCTATCTACGTAGTCAATTCGAATTCGGGTGCCGAGACCGAACACGGCCTCTAGCTCTTCTTGCAGGTTTTCCAGTTCATCCTCGTCCGGCATCTCCGTGGCGATAATGTCGATCTGGTAAAAGTGCTTTGCCATTAAATCCTCGTAACGAATGGGGCAAGCAAGTCTTCCATGATGCACGAGGCGCAGACTTGCTTGCCGGACTTATCTCTGCCGTTGTATTGCGACCGCTCCCCGGTGAGAATCTTTCCCTCTCCGCATCGGGGGCAGGGCTTTTCGGTCTTACCCTTGCTCACTGATATCCCCACTGTGCATCCGCCAGGTCGTAGGCGGTGCTAATTAGCGCCTGCTGTAGCGTCAACCCAATCGGGTCAACCGACGCCTTGGAAATCGTCTTCCAACCGTACCACGTCTCTTTCTGCAAAGCCATGAAAACCCAGGCCCGCTTGTTGATTCGGCGGAACCGGAAACCGGCGGGGAGTGAAGGAAGCTGCGTCGTGCTCACAGGAATAACAGTAAACGAGCGGCTACGCTCCGTCAAGCCCTGTTTCAAGGTTTTTTAGAAACTGTCCGCCGATGTACTCGCAGTACGCCGGGGGAAGCATCTCGGCTAGCTCCCGCTGTAGGTGGGTCCAGTAAATCCCCATAGCCTTCTGCCACTGCTGAGGGCTGCCCTTGCCGCCCCCACGTCCGTATACGGCGAAGTACGGGCCTTCGTACCAAACTCCGTGCCGGAATCCGGCCACCCGGCCTCTGTGCTTGATGTGGGGCGGCTGCTCGCACGACCAGTTCAACTCAAACCAGCGGTGACGGATGACGCCGAGGCCGAAGTATTCTCCACACAGAGTTAGGTCGCGTCTCATCTCGGCACCAGCCACGTTTTCAATGCAATAAGGCTTGCCCGTCGCCTCTAAGGCGGCTCTTGTATCGGGAATTAGCTGTTCATACTCAAACTTACCAGCATTAGTTCCCTTAGAAATGAGGGAGGATGCCTGGCATGGCGGACTGGCGTGGATGAAGTCGTATTCATGCCCGTGCTCACGTACGTATTCTAGGGCGTCAGCCTGCACGAAACGGTATGGATAATTCTTCTGGTGCTCGATATCCACACCCGTAATATCCGTGAATCCGGCGAGCTTGTAGCCGACGCTTGCGCCTCCCGCGCAACAGAACAAATCTAGCAATTTCATAGCGGTCCTTAAACAATAAAAAGACCCGCTGTGCATCATGGTAGTATGCACAGTGGGTCTAGGTAGCCGTAGAGGGATTCGAACCCCCAACCTTTGCGTTCTAAGCGCAACGCCTCTGCCAATTGGGCTATACGGCCAGGTGCTTCCCGGTATTTTGTTGAGAACCGTTTTCCTTTGGGAAGCAAAGCCAGGTTTACGGATAACCCGGCTGTAAAACTAGAGTAGAACCCCTCGGTCCAACCGGAGGTACTTGCCACCGACCACCGCGTCTCGCTGAAACACTGCGTGCTCGATGCCCGTCTCCGACCGGCCAATCCGATAGCTGTCCACGTTGAATGCGTAAATGCCGTAGCCCGTTCGCTCTAGCTCCGTCATTTCCTCAAAGTTGAACCACTGCTTCAAGTCGTCCAAGTTATCCACAGCGGAGTGCCAGCCACCGGCCATGCAGTCCTCGTGGGCCATCGGAAGGTCTTTGTTTCGGTAATTCTCCATCTTGGTCACGATTCCGGTGTACTTCCCGGTCTCGCTGTACCAGAGCCCGGCCTTAGTGAACGGGTTCTCAACGCGAAACAACATTGCCATTTCTGCGCCTTTCGTTTCTGGCGTCATAGAATGCCTGACGCGCCTCGGAGCAAATGTCACAGCGACACTTGCGCTTTTGCCATGCGTACATCTTGCCGTGATTGATCGGCTTGATTTGCTCCGACCTCTGCTGGCTAATGTCCTTGCTGGTCTTCTCGGCGTGGTGCTCAACACAAAGCAACTGACACTTGTCAAGCTCTCTATACACCTGGGCCTGATCTGCGGCGGACCACTTTCTCATAATACCAAAGTCTTTAGTCCGCCAGTCAATGTGGTCAAACTCTAGATCGTCGGACGACCCACAGACTGCACACTTGCCACCTAGATACTGTAGATAACCGTTCTTTCTACCGTAGTAAACTCTTTCGTATTGCTCTTTCGAGGTATACGCCATGTACCCGTGACAGGACTTGAACCTGCACACCTTGCGGTACGTGCTCCTAAGGCACGCGTGTCTGCCATTCCACCACACGGGCATGTGAAAGCATGCAGTCCCCGGATGACTGCACCTTTCATTGGAAAGTGTTGTTTACTCGATTGGGTATCGCACCCCAACACTTCTTTGGACAGTTGCAACTATCCACGTAGCCCTAGTCGGATTCGAACCGACACTGTATGGGTTTTGAATCCACTTTCTCTACCGTTGGAATACAGGGCCATAAGGAGACTTCGTTGTCTCCCCGTTGATAAATCTAGTTTAGCACAGCTTCGCGGAATTCGTCAAGCCATGATCGGTGGCGAATCCGGAGGAACCACCAGCGGCGCTAGGGTGAGAACCTTTGAAACAACCGAACTCCACCCCGCCGTGTTGCGAGCCTTCAACGTAATAGTATACGTGCCGTTGTCATTGTAGGTGTGAATCGGGTTGGCCTCGGTAGAGGTCTGCCCGTCTCCGAAATCCCACAAGAACTGAGACGAACCGTTGGTTGACTTATTCGTGAAGATGACGTAGGCCGGGGCGAACGTAGCGTTCGGCTGCATCGTGAATCCGGCGGACGGAATAACCGTCTCGGTGAGCACGTCACCCACCGGAAGCTGCCCGGTGTCCCAATACTGCTGCAATACAGCAATACGGGCACGCTCAGCGCTCGCACGGCCACCCATCGACGCTGCCAGCTTTGCCACTGTCGTGCCAAGCTCTGCTGCCACCTGAACCACGTCCAAGTTGCTCATAACGGCGTCAAAGCCGAATAGACGCGCCTTGCGGAAGGTGAAGTCTGTGTAGAATTCCTCCCACGCCTTGTACCTGTCCCGCAGAACAATTGCCTGCTCAGCAAGCGCACGCAACTCGGCGTCGGTCATATTCATATTGAAGTTGAGGTTAGCCAACTTCATCTGACCAATATCAAACGGGTGCTCACTCTTGGCGTCGTACTGATCCTGCGAGGTAATGAACGGACCTGGGGTCGGGGTAGTCATCTAATTTCTTCCAATCCATACCTTGCACGCCACTCGCGCTTAGGTGATTCCCAAATGGGGGTGTACTTGTAGTAAAAGGCAATGTATCCGGAGGGCAGGCTAGCCATAAAGAACCAGACCGACGCCAGGAGATAATTACCGTTGATGAGGTAACTGACGCATGCGAATAGCCAGAACCACGACTGCACGCGGAGGCCAAGCTGAGTCAACTTCGTGTAATCACGGACGGCCGTAAATCCCGTGAAAATAGCAATAATCATAATCAAGAGGCCGTAAATCCATGCGCCGCCTAGCTGATCTAGGTTATGGTGCAGGAGGGTTCGTGTGAAGTCGGGACGACCAAACAATAGACCGAAACCAAGCAAGGCATCTCGGAACGAGAATACCGTGCTAAGGAAGCACAGTGGCCTGTTGTTTAGGAAGTACGCGACCTCCTTAGCTGCTTTAGTCATGACGTAATTGTAACATCATGAATGTTTAAAAGCAGACACTCTAAAGCGGAAGCGACAGGATTCGAACCTGCGGAGGTGTGACCCTCAGTCGGTTAGCAACCGACCGCAATAAGCCTCTATGCGACGCTTCCTATTCAATTATACCCTATTCGGGCTGATCCGGCGAATGGCACTCACACGGACAGTCGTGGCAGCAGAGGACGTGAATCCCGTAATCACACGGGGTCTCGGTCACCACGGACGAGAGTCCGCCGGAATTGCCTGCATCATTACCGTGTCAGTCCGGAGAGTGGGCACCGCGACGTACAGCGGGTTCGGGCTCCCCGGCCGGTTCTTGGAGACCTGAATTCCCAGGAATTCTGTCCGCCCCTCGGGAACGAAGGCCATATGCCCGGTGGCAATTTGCTTCGCCGCCTGCTCCGCTGCCGCCTCGCGCTTGTTGTGACGCTTGCCGATCAGGTGCAGGAGAACTACCAGGGCACCGACCAGAAAAATCACTGCGATGATCCAGAAATTCACTTCGCTACCTCCAACTCAGAATGATGTACCGTGTGTACGCCCGGACGACCATACCAGATAACGCGGAAAAACACACCCGCCTCCCCGGCGTGGAAACCTATGACCTCGCCCACACCGTTGACCAGCGGCTTTGTCACATTGGTCGTGGTGAGCTTTGGGACGACCTTCATCCTCTTAGAAGCCTTTCAATCAATCGGTCAGACTTGCGCCAACCCATGTCGATGTTGTTGAGCAGAACGTCCGCGAAGTCTTTCAATTCAAGCTCACGGCCAATTCTATCCTCTAGGCACCCGATGCACAACATGCCGTCCACCACATCTTCTGCGGCGGTTTCCCACATATCGTCGTTCACCATATAGTATTCGCCATTGAGGTTTGTGTCAACACCGCAGTCGGCGCAATCGAACTCCGTCACCCCAGGGACCGGACGAAATTCTCAAAGTGCTCGTAGCGATAGATTCCGTAGCAGTTGAGGTCTTCCTTGCTCATCTTCCGCATGTCGTCCATGAGGATTTCCGGAATGTACTCGCCATCGTAGACCAGTGCCCACGGTAGTCCGGTGCTCTGTAGATTCAGCACGGAATACGGAATCTTCTCGTAGGCAGTACCGCGTGAGTCCTGCATCTTCGCCTCTACGAGAATCGGGTCACCGGCTCGTGAGGAAATAACGAAGTCGGTAATTTTCGGACGCCCGGCGATTGTGGTGCCCCAGCGGAGCCCTCGCTTGAATAGCCCGCGCTTGTCCTTCATGAATGGAACGAGAGCCTTATCGGCCCTGCCGTCCGTGACCACCCGGCCGTAGCCTAGGTGTAGCAGGGTATCCTCCATATCGCACTCTAGGCGATTGATCGGACGACCCCCGCCCTTAATCTCATGTGGTGTGTAAACTACCTTGGCCGTGCTCTTCACAGTATTTTTCCTTGGATTGATTTACATTACAAAAGACCCCCGCCACAAGGACGGGGGTGGGTTATGCTCTCCGAGATGGATTCGAACCACCAACCCCTGCGTTCAGAGCGCAGTGCAACTGCCAATTGTGCTACCGGAGAATAAGCTTGCCAGGGCTTTCACCTGACCTCCGGATTATGAGTCCGGCGTGCAGAAATTACACCAACGCGCTGTGGACCGTCACGGGATCGAACCGAGTACCTCTGCTTTGCAAAAGCAGCGCTCTACCAAATGAGCTAACAGCCCTTAATGAAAAAGGATCAGATAATACACAACGCACACCAGTGCGAAGTAGAACGTTACGCACCAGTGCTTCGCGTTCATGGAGCCCAACCCCGGAGTCGAACCGAGATTATTGCGTTACAAAGGCAAAGTAATAGCCGTTATACGAGTTGGGCTTATGAGTGTCAGTCTCACCGCTTGGTATGGTGTAGATGGAGTATTTTGATCCATCAATTTGAGTTACTGACACAAGCTCCCCCACTAGGACTCGAACCTAGAACCTGTCGGTTAACAGCCGACCGCTACTGCCAATTGAGCTACAGGGGAATAAATATGTAAAGCTAGACCACTCGCATCCCACCCGTTTGTTACCTGCGCTTTAGTGGTCTAACGACTATTACGTCTCCCACGTTCCACCCAGACTCACCGGCCAAAGCCTTGTCCGTCTGCCTTACATATCTAGTTTAGCATTCCGAAAAACGCCTGTCAAATTTATCGAAGGTCTTCCTTCAACATTTCTGAAATCCAGTCCGGGTAGTCGGCCGGATCGATAGCTTCCATCTCCACCGTAGGCGGTGCGAACGGCGGAACCGGAGGCTTTTCGGTCAGCTTGACCACCGGCTGCTCTGCGGTCTTAAACGACCAGTCGTCTGCGAGCCTGTGAGTGACCGTAGGAATTTCTCCGGTGTTCGCATGGCGTCCCGGCTTGGCAGGCTTCTTCTGTGAATACCTGTCGGCAATGAAGGCGATGGCGAGGCACACCAGAGTGATTCCGGCGTATGCCCACCACTCCCACCTCACGACGGACCTTCTAGCCACTCCAACATCTCTGTGGCAACTCGCTGCTGCACATTGGCAATTACGTCCGGGTCGAATCCCTCTAGGGCCATCGCCTGACCGTACTCCATACGGAGCTTATTGCGGAATGTGGCAAACCAACTGGCTAGCTTATCGGCCTCGGCGCGCTCCACGAGCCCCGCCCTTCGGCTTAGCCTTCTTCTGCGGCAATGCGAATACGACTAGACGGCCATCCCGAATCTCGCACTCACGCCCGATGAAGTCTAGTTCAGCCTTTAGGCGAGCTAGCTTCTCTGCGTCGCCATCAATAAAGTAATTCTTAGGCTTCATTCAATCCATCCTCTGTTGCACTTATCGTATCGGATACTGTCACGATGCTTCTTGAAGAATTCACCGCTCGTTCGGTCGTGAGGAAACACGTGTGGGGTCGGAGTGTATTCCAGAACCCTCTTCATGAGGATACCAGCATAACCCTTCCCGCGCTCCGAAATTCTGGTATAAAGCTGCGCGTCATACCCCGTTGCCTTCCAGCGAGGGGTGACCAGAGCCCAACTCAGGAGACGGTCATCGTCATCAAACATCATCCAGACGCGCGACCTACGGCGCATCTTATTATCGGAACGCTCGTAAGCCTTCCAATCAACCAAATCTTCGCACATAAGACCTTGATGGCGGAGACTAAGCGACTTGCACTTAGCGGTCTCCGCTCCGGTCATCTCTAGGATTCCCTTTTCAATAATCCTCACGTGGACCTGGCGGGAGTCGAACCCGCGTGTTCCTAGCTTATCTTGAAATCCGAATTACAGCCATCCGTATCCCCGGCGGGTCTTGCATTTCTCACGGCAGTGCTAGGGTGTTGCTAGGGACGTTTGGTTATCAGGGCGTCCACTGTTCCCTGCTTGTCAATCCTGAGGGTTTAGATCAGGCAGAAACAAGGGCGGCAGCGGCCTCACGGGTGATGGCCTCTGCCTCAGCTACAATGTCGTAGTCTGCATTTATTATTTTGAGTTGTTTAAGGTCTCTACCCAAGACCGGCTGCGTCTAACAATGTCCACTAAGAGTCGAAACCAAGTCAGGCCCTTAGGTGCCCTTGCGGGCAGGTAAATCAGGTGGTGCTAAATCGGATGGAACCCTCGATACGCCGGTAGTCCAAGTTCGACTCGTAGTCGATTCCGGCTGCCTCTAGCGCGTCGTAGACGGACTGCGTGTGCTTGCGTGCCGACCTATCCCCATCCCCGCCGACCATCGCCAGCACGAGGGTGAGTGTCTGCGCCTCGGCGTCGGACAATTCTAGCGTGTAACCCGGAACCTTGGTCGTAACCTCAACCTCGGTGGGAGTAACCTTTGCCATTTTAGTCTTCCTTTAGATCAAACAAGGTGGTAAGCTCGTCCGGAGTGAACGACGCTTCGATTTCTCGCTTTAGAAGCTCCATGCGGAGTTCATCGAACTTCTCCGCAATATCGGAGAAGACGCTTGCAATAATAGCACGGTCTCGGCTCTGTGTGTCGTGCGCCCTCCGTGCCATCCGCGCCCCGGTGATAAAGAACAATGTCGTTAGCTCTTCGGAATCAACAAAGATTCGACCTCCGGAGACGATGTGCGACAGTCCCCCGCCGCCGATGAAATTGCCGTCCATACCTTCATTATTCACGAAGCACTAACGGGATTCGAACCCGCATTCCTAGTTTTGCAGACTAGTCGATGACCTTTCTCGCATAGTGCCTTGTACCGTGACTCAGTATCGAACTGAGCTAGACAACGTTATGAGTGTTATCCGGTCACCTGACCCCCCGGCTTACGTACGTAGAGGCTTGGTTTCAAGCCGCACCCCACATTGACCAGTCAGGATTGCCGTCCCTCTTAGTCCCCGCCAACCGCCTCGGCAAAGGCGATTGGAACGTACACGTACTCTCGACTGGATTCGAACCAGCGACCAATCGCTTAGGAGGCGACTATTCTTCCACTGAACTACGAGAGTAAATCGGAGTCTTGTTTTGGCATGGCGACCCTAACTCCTGGCGCATTCATTTACGGTTATGACCCGTCACCCGCTGTGGCTGTTTGCGCTTTGTGATTCCGGTTGGATTCGAACCAACGTTTAGTGGTTTAGAAGACCACCGCGTTTCCCCTACGCTACGGAACCAGCGTGGTTTTAATTGTAGCAGACCACAAACTGCTTTGCAAGAATTACCTGCGGAAAAGCTTAAAAACGCTCGCGCCGACGATGGCGAACACCACGTAGAGCACGATGACGAAAAGCTCCGGAGAGAGCACCCACCACCACGACCAGTCGATCTGATGCGTCAGCTTTAGCACGATGAAGATGAGGGTAAGAATCTCAGTAAATCCCATTTTAATCCTCCCAACCATCAAATAGACTATTGTTTGGCGCATTCTTTCGGAGCGTCCATCCGTAGAGTGCGAGCAGAATCAGAACGCCAAGCGCCAGATATACGAAAAACATTCTACTCTCCGTGGTCTACGATGGTCAACACTCGGGCGAAGACTGTCTTCTTTCCATCAAACAGTCTGCCGACCGTGCGGTGATGGCCGTCTTCCAGATATAGGTTACCCCGCCAGGACACGACGTGCGGGTGAATATCACCACTGTGCGAGGTGTACCGCATTGCCCGGTCGATGACGATAAGCGGCTGAAAATTCACGCCCTCTTGGGTAGCAATCAGGTCACTGATATCCACCCAAAAACACGGAACCTGCTTCCACTTCGCCGTCGTCATTTCGGTTGCGGGATACGGACGGGTCGTGTCAACATGCTTGAACATCAGTTAACGATTTCCGCCCACAGCACGTTGGCCGGGTTGAAATACCGGACCCGCCCGCCGATGACCAGCGAGAGGTAATCCATCTCCCGCCAGCTAGTGAATAGTCCGCGTAGCTCGTCGGCCACGCTGGTCAGATTCACGTCGTACTCGTTGTCGAACGGATCAGAGCTAAAGAACTGACCATCGATGGTCTGCAATTCAACATTCATTACCGGCGACCTCCGGATGAGCGGCTGCCGCTGAAACCTCCGGAGCTACGGGACGTGCTGCCACCGACGCTCGTACGGGAGGTCGTGCTGCTACGCGAGGTGGAGCCACCCACGCTGGTCTTGCTCGTGCTGGAATTACGCGAAGGCGCGGTCTGCGACTTAGCTGGGCTGCTGCCACTGCGGACGGTGCCGGTAGCCGGGAGGCCAGCGGCCTTGCGAGCGCTAGCAGACGACGGGTTAATTCGCTTACCCGAACGGTAGTAGCTACGGGGAATAGTAGAACCCCGGTGGTACGAGTGGCCGTGTGAGTCGCCCATCCAGAAAACGTAAACCGAGGGGTTGTAATGCACGTTGCCGACGTTGCACCACGACGGGTCAACCACGTGACCGGCCGAATCGACGCAATAGGTCTGCTGTGCGGCAACGGTGTGGTACTGACCGCCACCACAACCGCTTAGCCCTCCCGCGATTAGCGGAGCGGCAATTGCCAGGGCGGCTAGCTTCTTCTTCACTTCATCTCCATCATATTGATATCGTGCTGCATGAGGGTCAACTTCTCGGTGATTCCCGCGAGAGCCCCCTTGATTTCTTCTTGTTCAGTATGCGTGAATTCGTGCTGGTTCGCAAGGGCTGCCATGACAAATTTTCCGACAACCAGCGGCGTCATCACGTATAGGACGAAAGCTCCGAGACACATGGCAATCATCTTTCCCGGCCACGTCTCGGGACTAATATCCCCATAACCGATTGAAAGAGAAGTAATCCACGCCCAATAGAATGAATCCCGCCAAGAGTGGTGCTCAGCCAGCATGAACAGCCAGGCACCGATCATATTTGTGCAAAGTAGGACTGATCCGATAGCCAGACCGTTATTGGCGAGGGCTCTAAACCCTTGACGGAGATTCATCTAATTCCTCAGAGGTACTTGGCGAACGTCTCCTGTAGGACGTTCTTCGGCTTGATTCCCTCGATACGAGCCACCTGATATCCGCCGCTGTAGACGAGAAGCGTCGGAACGCTCATCACCCGGTGCTCAATCGCAAGGTCTGTCTCAATACTAGCGTCGATACGGATAACCGTCAATCCCGGATTCTCGTTTTCTAGCTCTTCCAGCCGGGGCTTTAGCATCCGGCAGGGTCCGCACCACGGAGCCGTGAAATACGCCACGGTCACGCCCGCGTATGAGGCAGCAATTACTTCATTGTCAAATGTATTAGTTAGTTCAATCATTATTCCTCCAAAGAAAAACCCCAGGCCGGAGACCTGGGGCGGTGTACTAAATGGGGGCGGGAGGCGATTCGAACGCCAACTGAGGATTATGAGCCCTCTATGATACCGATTTCACTATCCCGCAAGTGTGTGAGAAAGGAATTGAACCTTCAATGTCCGTAGACGACGGGGTTACAGCCCGCTGAGCGCACCACCTGCTCAACTCACACATGACAGATTGTTAAGGACAATCTGCAAACCTAGGGACAAATGATTGTCCTCCACCAGTTGCGCGCCTGAAAAACGCAACGTAGGCCCCGAGAATTTCGAAATCTCGACCCGTGGATTAAAAGTCCACTGCTCTTCCTCTGAGCTAGAGGCCCGTGGCCCCGATATCGTCCGAGGTAGACGCCGTGCCAATCCGTACACGGAAGCTAATGCAGTATGCCCGTGTACTTTGGACACTTACATTAACCATGAGTAGGTGCGGGGAATTTCGAAATCCCGACCCGTTGATTAAGAGTCAACTGCTCTGCCTCTGAGCTACGCACCCATTATGTGAGAAAGGTTTTCAGCGCCCCGGAGTAGACCGTCACCGGAATTCTGATCTTCACTGTTTGTGCTACGAACGTAGCGGCTGTCGCATCCAGCCTCTTTCTCATTTCTCCCGAGCTTGTTCACTATGGCGAGTAGTGAATTGGCCGAGAAAGCGACCCCAACCGGATTTGAACCGGCGACCTTTCGCGTGACAGGCGAACGCTCTAACCGCTGAGCTATAGGGCCATTCTGTTATTCTTCAATTCTAGCATTCTCCTGGGCGCGTGTCAAGCACTCTTCCCCAACGGGAAAAGAAACCCATTCGTTGTTCCATTCGATTTCGAACAACTCTACCGCAGGCTCCGCAGAGCATCCGGAGCACCAGATCGTGACGGTCATCAGCCTAGCAATTCAAAATCGGTTACTTCACAGTCCTTGACCTCGACGCCGCAGAAGTCACCTTCTCCGAAGCAGTCAATTACCGCATCACGCGCGTCTGACTCATCAAACGCTTCTACCTCAACCTGTAGCATTACGCTTACCATGAATGTATTCATAGCGTAATTCTAACAAAAGCATTATTTAATGCAAGTGACCCTAGCAGGATTCGAACCTGCGACCTTTTGATTCGTAGTCAAACGCTCTATCCACTGAGCTACAGGGCCAGATGTAACCGCCGTAGCCACAAGGATTAAACTCCCTGTACTTGCGGCGGCTCATCTATTCTAACAAAACCGAGGTCAGTCTGTCAACTCACGAACGAATTCTGCGAAGTCTCCGTAGTATTCGTAGACTCTCTGCAATCCATCCCCACCGAGGTAGGTGATGGTAAAGATAGTCCACTCATAGTAACAGGTCTCGCAATAACCGTCCGCGCGCTCTTCCTCTTCGTAGGAAACGATTCGCTGAGCGCCCTCGTCAACATGCTTCTGGACATAACCAAGAATAGCGTCCAGCAAGGATTCGCTAAAGCTACTCATTACTTACCTACGATAACCGATCCGCTGTTCTCAGACAGCCCACAGTTGAAGGTCGCCGGAAGCGGACCATTCTTGCTCACGTCCCAGGCGTTGACGACCTCTAGGCAATAGCGCTGCAAGGTCTCCGGAGTCTGCGTGGTCTGACGAATCTGTGCAGTCTGCGCCTCGATGGTGGCCTTCTGCTGCTCAGCCTCCGCGCGCTGCACGTTGGCGTTAGCCTCGACAATTCGGTCAATGGACGACTGAGCCTGCCGACCAAGCTCCACGTTCGTGATCTGAATGGAGTCAACCGACACGCCGTAGCTCTTTAGCTTTCCGGCCAGCGACTTCTGCACGTTCGTCATAATCGTGTTCAGGTTATTGCCGTCACGAGCGTCCACCGGAGTGAAATTGGAAAACTCAATCCGGAGCGAGTTCTGAGCATCGGCACGGACGAGGTTGTTCTGCACGTTGGCGAAGGTCTTGTAGTCCCTCCAAAGCTTCTGTGCGCCGTCGTCGCTGATCCTCCAACGAATCGTGGCATCGACGTTGCCCGAGGCCCCGCCCTTGAAGGCAACCGGCGTCTTCGGACCCTCGTCGTCACCATTTCCACCATTGAGGTGAAGGTTCTGCGTGAGAGTGCTGAATTCCTCGACAGACGAGAACGGGCTGGCCCAATGGTGACCTGACGGCAGCGTGTTCACGTACTTGCCAAAGCTGGTCTGAATACCGACCGACCGCGCACCGATTGTGGTGCTCGACATGAAAAGAAGAATTGCAAGAATAAAAGCAAAGAAGGCGAAAAGGCCGCCTAGGAACTTACCCAACGTATGTACGTCCTGTCTCTATGTAATTGATTTTGGGCATAGAAAAAGGGCTGCTTGATAGCAACCCTTAATCTACTGTGTCCCCTGACGGAATCGAACCGCCAACCTGTTGAGCTTCAATCAACCGCTCTACCAATTGAGCTAAAGAGACATGCGCCCGGTGGCGGATGGGGGAACTCTCCCCACTCGGTGCCTGAGTCAATCACACAGCTTCAAAGCCCTCGCTCCACTGTGCCTTCTCCTGGCCGGGCATAATGAGTATAACAGGTCAATCCGGGCCGCGCAACTCCGGTGGAATAACAGGGCAGTTCTCGCGTCGCCAGCACCAGCAGACGACCTTGACGACCTTGGACTCATCCATCTCCGGACCCTCGCCAGCCGCGTTGTACGGCATTGGGCAGTGACCATAATGGAAATCCTGTTCGTCATGCCACAGGAGGCTGAACGGGATAATCATTTGCGGATCAGGCATTACCTTCGCGGCCTAACTCTGGCCGGGCGGGTTGCCATGAAGGTAATGAATTCCTCTAACTGCTCGTCGGTCATGTGGTTGACGATCATGGCCTCGGTCAGCCCGGCGAACTCTTCGGTCGGCAACCGCGTCTTCATCAGTTGAAGTGCGGCCAGCCGCTTTCTGCCAATCCCCGGCTCCATCACTTCCCCTTCGGCTTGTGGTACGGGCAGAGGTGGCGATGCCCCTGAATAAACCAGCCGTTCATTCGGGCGTAGTCAAGTGCGCGCAACGTCGTGTCCCCGGTGACCTTTCGGATGCACCTAGTGTCGGTGTAGTCGCACCAGATAACTACCATCGTTTTAAGCATTGACGAACTTCTCCGCTCGGGTCCGCAGGTAGTGACCTTCCGGGAACCGATGCCACTTGCCCCCGCAGGCCGGACATGACCAGTAGAGCACACCATCGTAGACCCCGCGCTCCACGTGACCGATGGTGTTGTAGTAATACTTCGGCTCTGTGGTCGGAGGGCCGTAAAGCCCCTGGTCGATGGCGTCCTGAGGAATCCGGCTCGCCCGCAGGTCAGTGTCACAGTGCGGGCAAACCTTTGCGTCAACGTCCATGCAGAGATTCTAGCAGACCTCAGTTGAGGTGCAAGCTCGACCCCTGAGCCGCGTAAACGGTCTTGATCCAAAGGTCACGAGCCTCCTGCCCGCCGACTGCTGCCGTGAGCGCCTGAGGGATTCGGACGTTGAATCCATTCTGAATTGCGTCCATCGCGGTCTCCTTGACACAGTAGTCCGTGGCTAGACCAACAATGTCCAAATCCGTGACGTTGCGGCGCTGCAACCAATCGAGAAGGTAGATATCTCCATCCGGATACAGGGACGGAGCCTTCCCGTGGAAACCTGAATAGTCTGGTCGGCCAGCACCCTTGTAGAACACCGCGTCAAACCCCGCCCAGGCCGCGTCAGCAATTTCCGGGTGGAACATCGACCCCTCGGTGCCCTGCACACAGTGCTCGGGCCAGGTGGTCACGTAGTCCGGGTTATCGGAGAAGTGCCCACCGTTGCTGTCGCCGGGAATGTGGAAATCCTTGGTTCCGACGATGTACTGGTAGAGCTTCTTCTGTCCCTTGCCGAGACTACGGATGGCGTCGGCAATACGGATACAGACCGCGTTGCCACCCTCCACCGGGAGAGCCCCGCCTTCGCAGAAATCACGCTGTGCGTCTACGACAATAAGTGCCCTGGTCATGCGATAACCTGCCCATAAATAATAGAAGAGTAAACAGTGGTGAACTTGCCGTGGGATTCCTCGCGGCGAGACTTCGTGACGACCTTTGTCGTTTCGCAGTGGTCACACGTCTGGTACTCGATGACACCGGCCTTGACCGCCGCAATAATGCGAGGCCCCATCGCCCGGTGCTCTGCCGTGTGGACGCCAGCGAGAGACAAGCCTTCCCAAATATCGTCTGAGGTGAAGACTCGGTTTCGCTTGGCTAGATTGATGATGATTTGGTCTGCGGCATTCTTCCAAGCGTCATTCGCATTGGCGTCAACGGCAATAAGCGCATCAAACAGCATTTCGGCTCTTAATTCCGAATCGGTTGGTACGCACGATGCCATCATGGTCAATCATGATGGTGGCACGGTCCAGCCAGTAACCCAACTGGTCCCGGCCAGCTAGCGCCTCGAAATCGGCGTCGGAGGGGAATACGTAGATGTTGGTCCCGGATCGAATGATCTTGTAATCGGGAGAGTCGGCCATAGCATCGGCCATAGAGAACGAATCAACGTCGAACATGTGTTTACCTTAAATTGGAGGAAACGTTAACGAGGGTATGACGGGAATCGAACCCGCTTGTAGTGGTATCACAAACCACTTCCTCGACCAATCGGATCATACCCGGTGCGGATACGGGGAATCGAACCCCGGACACTTGCATGGCAAGCAAGTATTTTACCTCTAAACTACATCCACTATGCCCGATATTCGGCCTCGGGTCCGGGCGCTCCTAGGCTTTCCCTAGGTTGGTGACCCTGGCGGGATTCGAACCCGCATTCTTTTGCGTGAGAGGCAAACGAGATAAACCGTTACTCCACAGGGCCATAACCCCGGTTTTGAGTGGACCGGGAACCACATGAGACTAGCATCTCATAAACCATCTACGGAGAATCGATCAGCTAGAACTCTCAGGAATATTGTAACAAACCCTAGGCGAGCTTGTCAACATTCTTATCGCAAACCAGACATATTTCTGTGTCCGGCCTGCGACCCCGGCGCTTGCTGACCCAATCCCCGCAAAAACCACATTGCTTGCGGTAGCGCATCAGTCGTGCTCGTAATACTCCACGTTAAAGCCCTCGCGCGTGGCGATGACGCGGGAGTGCTCCCCGAAGTGCTCACGGGTGATGGCCTCGTAGTGCTGCCAATTCTCAATGAGGGTAGCCATTGCCTGATCCTTCTCGGCAATCTCCTTGTCCCGGTAGTCCCAATTCTTCGTGACCGGGTTGTACTCGTAGGAACGGGTGCTGTAGTAGCTGGTGTTTCGGGTCTCTACCGGCTTACCCTCTTCGTCCTCAGCCTCGTCGTAATACCACGAATAAGGAACCTGTCCGATTGCCACGACGGCATCGTCATTGAGGTAGCTACGGAACTCGCACGGGTCGCCGTCGTTGAAGTACGGGGTGTACTGAGTCCAGTTGATTGCCGCAATATCCGGGTCGGCAGCGAACACCGCATCGATATCGGCAACCAGACGCGCCGCGTCCCACTGCTCGATTGCCTTGCGCTTGTAGCCCTTGTCAATGTCGCCGGTAATCGGGCGACCTAGAATGTCAGTCATTTCTTTCCTTCTTTCACTGTGTCATTGAGTAGGTGGCCTCGGGAAATCATCTGCTTTTGCTTCCCGCCCATCCAGACCTTGATATCCATATTCTCTAGCCAGTCGCCAACCTGGGGGATGAATCCGAGGTCTTCTAGGATATGGTTTTCTGCTACCTCGCGGACGGCAACCACCTTGGTCCCGCCACCGGCCTTTTCGATATGAACGACTCTACCATGCACTTCCTGGCAAAGCCAGATTCCCCACGTATTGTGAAGAAGCGCACGGTGCCGGATATCCCCGAAGGTGACCTTAGAGCCGTCTAAGAATTCATGAATGTGGATATAATCCTCAGGCGTACCGCCCCACTTGCGAGCCGACGACTGTGCGTGGAAATATGAGTTAGACATTACCAGCCCATCCTAATCATGTATTCCTGCATTGTCTCGCTCTTAGGCGGGTCTGCCTTCCTGACGTGCGGTTTCAAAGTATCCCGGACGTTGACCAAATCCTCTAGCGCGTCCTGCAACGCCTGGTTAATCATCAAACCAGCGGGCTTGTAGCTAAGAGCTTCGTATACCTCGCTGATTGCATGAATCACGCCGACGTAGGCGACGGTTGCTGCGTCCTCAATCGGAATCACGAAATAGATATTACTTGGCTACGCGTACGTAGTCAACCTTCTGGACTGTGACCGGGGTAACTTCGTTGATTTCGAACGAGAAATCCCCGCCCTCCTGATACTCCGTGGAACCCTGCTCGTCAATGATTTCCCAATACCGGCCGTCCACGAGGTAGACGTAGCGGGTGAACGTAGACCAACGGCTCTGATCGTAAATCTCATTGACCAGGGCGTCGTCCCACCTGACGTCAAACTCGTGAAGAGCGTCTTCCCAGCTACCCGCCGACTCAGCCACCTGTGCAAAATCCATCTTAAATCTCCTATAGACATGGAAAAACCCCTCGCCAGAGACGAGGGGTGGTGCGGAAGCGACAGGAGTCGAACCTGCATCGGGCTATCAACCCTTAGCTGTTTTCAAGACAGTTTGCTATGCCAATTGCCACACTTCCAAAATGTTGCGTAGGTACTGAGGGATTCGAACCCCCGTCCGCTTCCGTGTAAGGGAAGAAGTCTGGCCGCTGACGTAAGTACCCATGATGCCGGGACTCTCTAGGCGGACGATCAACTCCGCTGGCACCCGGCCGGTATTGATTCGACTCATTTCTGAGCGAGTAGGGAACCTCGGATTTGAACCGAGAGTCTTTCGTGTATCAGACGAATGCTTTAACCAATTAAGCTAATCCCCCAGGTGATAGATTCGCTCTGGTCGGACCCTATCCGATTGCATCTATCGCGGCTGTCAGTCTGGCAGGATTCGAACCTGCGAGTCTCTTGAATCCAAATCAAGCGGGCTGGCCTGGCTGCCCTACAGACTGATTGTCCCTCGGCTTATCGTCCCTCGGGGGAGACGCCGGACTTAAACCGGAGGTCGTCACCTGTTTGCACCCGCTGTAGGAGTCGAACCCACGCTAGAAAGGTTGGAGCTTTCTGTGCTACCGTAACACTTAGCGGATATGTGGTGCGTTTTGCGAGTCGCACCCCTCGTTTACGGCAAAGATTCCTCTTTACCGGCTAGCGCAGTCCGTGTGGGATTCGAACCCACGTTCTCTCAGAGTGAAAATCTGGAATCCTAACCGCTAGACCAACGGACCATTGTGCAACTTCTCCCCAAAGGGCAATAAGGTAAGTTGCCAACCCGGAGCCGATGACCGGAATCGAACCGGCGCTAAAACATTGGAAGTGTCTTGTTCTACCATTAAACCACATCGACAGTGTGGGGAAGCTCAAAGAGGCTGCGTACCGTGAGGCGCTTGCGTGTGGCTTCCCCGTTCCCTGATAAATCTATTCTAGCAGACCCGCGTCAGCCGTGTCAAATTTTTCTTTTACGCCGCATGTAGCATCACCATCACGAGGACTAAAAACGCCGCAAACAGGATGAATGCCTCTGGCTGCTTCATCGGACCAGCAATACAGTCCGGCAGACCTCACAGATCATGGCCCGCATCTTCTCGACCATCGTCCGTGCTACCTTGCACCGAGGGCAGTAGTAATACTCCATAGAAGGGCGACCACCGTCCTCGCCCTCACCCGGCGCTACCGGCTCGTACGTCACTGCGTCATACCAGATCATCAGTAGCAGAACCACCCCTCGCATTTGCGGCAAGTGACCCCGCCGCCCTCCCACAATTCCTTAGCTCGCACGTCATGGTCGCACGAGAGGTCGGCGTTGTAAAGAGTGGCATAAGCCGGACTCCCGTCTGCACGGCGGTAAGAGATGTACCGGGACGTGCCACGGATGACGATATCTTGAATCACGTGCGCCTGACCGGATTCGAACCGGCGTACACCCTTTTAGAGAGGGCTGCTTTGCCGCTAAGCTACAGGCGCGGTCTTTCGGGCTATTATCTAGCCCCGTCGATGTAGGCGTTGATCGCGCCGTCCGGCATTTCCTCGTACATGACTTCGGCGGGTCCGTAAATCAGATTCTTGGTACTCGCCGGGTTCCACGCCGAATCGCCCTTGGTCAGATAGATCGTGACCTTGGCAGTCCCGTGCGCCTTCTGGCCGTTCAGTGCCTTCTGGATGGCCTCGTATTCGAATTGCATGGTCGTCGTCCCCTCGGATCGACTGGCGGTGGCATTACATCGCCAACCGTAGCACACGCCTTAGTCACCCCGCATCTTGGCCTTCATGATCTTAGCCGACTCTAATGCGGCTTCAAGCTCGTTCAACTCTCTACGAGCCACTTCAACCGCACCTGAGTAGGGCATTACATAGAACCTCATGCGACGATTGGTCTTGCCCATGTCCTCGGCGTCGCGCCGAGCACGAGATTCGTCGTCGGTCGCGTAGATGACCTCGCGCTTGCGCTTCCGGGGAGTGATGCCCCGTCGCTCTGCTACTAACACCCAATGATCTGTCGGCATGAGTTGATAGTAGCAGAGCGACTAAGACTTAGAAGTCTCCCGGCGCAACCTGTAGGCAAGTGAGACCGATGCCACGCCATGCCTCGACAACCTGATTACGGTCGTCCAATACGAACTCCACCCGGTAGTTGTCCCGCACAAACTCATCGAACAACTCCATCTTAACGATGGAATCCTTCCGCTGGTCGCCGGTCTTCCGCATGTGGATTTCATCAAACGGAATTCCGTTATCCGTCAACCACCTGGCAGTCTCGTCCTGGCATACATCATCCCGGCCGCTCATGATGATTACCTTATGATATCCGCCCTCGGCATACGTCCGGACGATTTCCGCAATGTCTTCCTTGACGATATCGCCGTAGACCTTCTCGTAATCGTACCAGCCCCGGTGGCCGTCGTTATGAGCCAGAGTGCCATCCACGTCCACCAGAATTGCCCAAGGCTTTCCTGCGGGTCGCTCGTAAGGCTCAAAGGTCGGACCCTGGTCGTAAAGCTCATTCCAGTCTAGCTTACTAGACTTTAGCCCCTGAGCCTGCTTGCGAATGACCATTTCTGGGACATTCCGGCCACCGTCCATGAAACGCTTCTCGACTCGCTTGATTGCTTCGTTAGCGTCGCAATCGAACTGCTTTACCTCAAACAGAGCCCCGGCGTCCTGAGCAATCTTGACGAATCGCTTTAGGTACTTCACCCGGATATTCGTGTCATCAACCACGACCCGGCGTCCGGCCTTCAAGGCTGCCCGAATTGCGGCATCCTGCACGACGGTTACCACGTCCTCGTCTACCGACTGGTAATCGCGGAACATGGTTTCTCTAATGTCGTCTCGGGATACGACCACCCAGCCCTGAGCCTTTAGCTCACGAGCGTAGGTGCTCTTCCCGGACCCGCTGATGCCCCGGAGGGCCAGCAAATTACTCACACCTAAATCCCTAACTCTATAGAACTCTTCTGGCGTATTCGCCATCATGTACGGTATTTGATTCACCGGACCTCTGGCTCGCCCTTTGGCTTTAGCTCCTGCCAGACCATCGGAGCAATGTCCTTGTCGTCTAGCAGAGCGAACATGTATGCCTTATCCGGATTGTCCCGAACGGCCCATGCGAAATCCTTGCGGCTCGGGGGCATAACCGGCAGGTCATACATCACCTTGCCGAATGTCCGCTGCACCTCGTTGATTCGGGTCTGGAATGCCAGCTTTAGCTTGAATGACGTTTCCTTGACGAATCCGTGGAATTCGTCCGGAAGGTCTTCGCACAACTGCTCTGGCGTCTTCCCGCCCTCTAGCCCGCTCCATACCGACTTCTCGGAAAGGTTTGAGATAAGGCGGTGGAGATTGATGTAATCGGGACGCTTCCACTTGACCATATCGTCGCCCCGGCGGATGACGTAGCCCTCGGTGTTCTCACGGTCCGACGCTGCCAGCACATCGTTGATCGACTTATGCGGCATTAGCTCCGTGGTGAGTCCCGGCCAATTCAGGAGAGCGGCTGCCTCATTCGGCCCAATTGCGTGACCGTTCTCAACCTCGACCGCCCCCAGGAGAACCAGACCCTCGAAACGTCCGTAATCAACAACAATTCGGTTCGTAGGGTAGATAATCTCAAATAGGAAAGTGAAATGCGGAGCAAATCGAAGATCGAGTCCTTCAATCTTACGAATGTGCTTCGTCGCCCACCCGGCCTGTGTGCTGTGGAACGAGCCACGAGTGGAGATTGACGGCTTGCCGTCGTACATGTAAAGAATGCCAAGACTGCCATCCATCTTGTCGGTAACCTCAACGCGGTCGTCAAAGCCGATCCACGGAGCCTTGCTGTCCCCCAAATTGAAGAACTTCTTCCACGGACGGGCGAGAATTTCCCCATCCCAATCAAAGATGAGACCACGGCAGTTAAGCGTGACCTCGTTCCAGTAATTCCGGAACTGAACCGCGTCTGAGTAGTTGGCAATGAGAAGAGGATGACCGTCGTGATTTCGAACGGTCACCATCTTCTCATCCACCATCTGCTGAAACAGTTCCTTGTCGAACAATTCAGCGATGTTCACTTTATTCCTTTGTCTATTTGCCAGTCACAAGGTTGGTCAGGGCGGATGAACGCTCGACAAATCCCAGGTAGCACATCCAACAGTGGTCATGACCCGCGTGCGTGCATTCCTTCGGCGTCTTCTGTGTCGCCTTTGGGGCAATCGCTGGCTGCGGGCCGCTACCGCAATCGTAGCATTCCTCTCCGAGAAATAGCAACCTTCCGGCGTAGCAAGTTTCGCAAATAACTGGTCGCTCAGACTTGGCTAGGGCGCGAGGCTCCTTGACCTTCAACGGCAAATTTCCGTTTTCGTCAGGAATTAGGTGGCCCTTACGAGCGTTGCAGTTCTTACCCATCAACTGTAGGTTGTTGATATGGTTGATCTTATCAATAGACCAACCGTCGCGCTTCGCTAGCGCCTGTGGGTAAATATGGTCAAGCGTGACCATGTGGTTGCCGGTATCCGTCAAAGGCTCCGTGCAGTCCGGGAACATGCAGGTATAGCCGTCGCGGATGGTTAGTATTTCAATCGTTTCCTGTCGTGACAACTCTAGCTGCATGGTCTCCCCCTAGTAAAAAGTATTCCTCATTTTAACATTTCTCCCTTGTCATCGTCAATTACAGCACCTTGGCGCTGTTAATCCAATCAAATAGCTGCTTAGGCATCTGCTTACCCGTGGCCTTAGCCGAGGGGGCGCGGATTACCTTGCGGGCTTCCTGCTCGGCAAGCTGCTTAGCCACAGTGTCGTTGACGACCTGCTTCTTTACGTCCTTATATGTCCTGACCTCGACCTCGGTGTTTCGCTCACGAGGCGTCAGGGCAATTGCGTTAAAGATAGCACCACACGTGGCGTCGGACAAGTCCTTATATCCCTGGCGCATGTGGTCGATCTTTCCGTTCTGCATAATTCTAAGCGCTAGAAGCTCTTCGCGCAATAGTGGCTCGTCCGGACCCTCTAGACGCCCCTCGGCCACCGCAACCGCGAAGTCTGTATAGTGCTTGATTGCTACCGACAGCTTGTCGGTCCTTAGCCCGGCCTGCTCCAAGTATTTCCTCATGTCAGCAGACTCCCACTGGTCGAACGTGACCAGTCGGATATTGTACCCGGCGCGGGCCAAATCGAGAATATGCTGACGAACGTCAGTGAAGTCTACCGGCTGGTCCTTCTTAGGAATCCAATACCTGAGTGAATCGATCTTGATGAGCGGCGCAGGCTCGGTAGTAATCTGACCAATTTTGCGCTGAACGAACCCCTCAACGTGTCCCATCGCCACCGCACAGCGGTCGTGCTTGCGGGCGAGGTCAACATGGACGAAGTATAGCTTGCTGTCGTCCGGTCGCGCAAGGTTTTCATCAAAACGGCCGTCGTCGTTGCTCACGATATTCGTAGAAGTGAATGCGTCGTTGACCTTCTGCGTGTCCTTGAAGAACGCGTCGATGGCGTCCGGTGGCATACACGCGGTACGGCTGAGGGTGTCGATGTAGTTATCGAAGAATGCACGAGCGTATTCCTCGATGTGCTTGTGTGGATTAACGTCCCAGGTCGGACGCTTCAAGGCGAACATCTTCGGATACTTGTACTGCTCGATGTGGTCCTCGTCCCACTCGATCTTGATTTCATTTCCCTCAAAGCCGTCCGGGAGGTCCGGGTCGAGCTTTAGGATTTCTGTGCGGACAACCGTGGTCTTCGCGGCAACGATCTGATCGTAGCGCGTCTGAATCCATGAGCCCTTGTAACGCGGGAAGGACAGCGCGAGCACCTTGCCAAACTCACCGAATCGGGAATCAACGGAGGCGCGGTACATATCGTAAATACCGGCAGCGGTCTTACCCATAACACCGGATGCGGAGTCGTTGGCAAAACCGTCAATCTCGTCAAGGATAACCATGATGACGTTATAGCCCTCCCACGCCTCTCGCTCGGAGTGGCCTGAGTACAGGGTTACATTCTTGTCAAAGTCGATCTGGTTTGCCTTCGCCGGTTCCGCCGACCCGCCCTTGGTCTCGTACCTGCCCACGAACCACGGGGCCTTCTGGATCAATCGGGATACGTTGGCGAAGAAGACGTTAGACGCCTGTGCGGAGTTCTGCGCGATGTTCAGAATATCGATGGTGTCACCGGACGGCTTGTTGTAATACCTGGCCGGGTCTTTCAGACAAAGCAATAGGTAAACCATGTAGGCACACGAGATAGCGGACATGAAGTCCTTACCCGAACCCTTGCCTAGCTGTAGGATTACCTCATTGCAGGTCTGCTGCCAGCGCTTCTCGGCTTCCTTATCCGAGAGGAACTGCAACAGAGTTGACTTGCGGTAAATCTGAGTGGACGCGAGGATACACTGTCGCTGGTAGTCCGACAATGTGACCTCGGGACGGTTCAGGTAGCGCTCGTCCTGAATGAATGTGTCAATATCTACGGGAATCTCTTCTAGATCGCCGTCCTCTACAATCGAAAGGAAATCGTCAAAATCAAACATTTAGAGCCACGACCAGACGGCAAACGACATAAAGACTAGCCACGCGACAATCAAAAAGATGCGGTAGGCTCTGGACTCAGAATTCATCGGACTCAACCACCACGACCGGCTCGGGCTTTCCAGTTACCTTGGCTAGCTCTCGGGCAACCTCCATCTTGCATCGATTGCACCCGGCCGAAACCTTCTTCAAAATCCCAATGAGGATTTCGTGCTTTTCCTCCATCGCGGCAAGCTCGTCACCCATCGCGGCATCGGAAAGCATTCCGGCCTTCTGCATGGTGTCCACGCGTGCTCGCTGTACGTCGGAGAGGGTCTTTAGCAATACGCCCTTGGTCTTGTAATCCCCGTTGTCGTCCGCGTCGGCAATCGTGCTGACCAACTCACGAATGATGTAATCCTGCTGGTGGTCGAATTCCTGCACGACCTGCATCCCGCGTTCCTGCAAAAGCAGATTGTCCTTTGCAAACGCCTTAAACCCTTCGATATAGCCGTTTACGTCCTTACGGGCAAGACCCGTGGAACGCGAAATGGCCGCAGCACTCTGCCCTTTCAGGTAGAGGTCTACGACCTTATCGCGCTCTTCGAAAAGACGCTCATTGCCATCAATACTCTTCTGAATATTACTCATAGAGTTATGATAACATTTATTTCGAATTATTTCAACGGAGTCCGGCGGCAAGGCCAGCCATTAGGTCGTGCAACTCTCCGATGCTACGGTCATTCTCAATCACCGCATCGAATGAGGCATTATCCAGTGCTGTCTCGGACGGGTGGCTGTTGGCCGGTCCCACTCCCGGACGAACAACTCGGAACACATAACCGCCGCGAGCCTTGATTGCATCAAACTCATTCGGGAAACGCACGTCCGTTACCACGAGGTCTCGTGGGGCCACCAGTCCGGTGCCGAGAGCGGCATCGACCCAAATGCTGTCGCTGATTAGCTCACGCCCACAGTCCGTGCCTAGGCGCTGCATAAGCTCACGCATTTCCTTGCCGTACGGGGTTTCCTTGTAGCCATCCCAGCCGAATTCATCAATCACGTCGGCCAGACGCCTGTGCTCTCCCCACACCGGGCTTGTCACAATCGGGTTTAGCCGATAGATGAACTCGCGCATCTTGTCTGCGAATGCCACGCGCTCAAACCCGTGGCTGACCAATGCCTTCGCGGACTCGTCCTTGCCAGACCGGGCGTACCCGGCTAGACCAATAATCAAAACTGCTGACTCCAATAAGAAATAGGAAGATTGTCCTTGCCATATGGGGAGGTGTAGGTCTCTTCACCCGGCGTGCCGCCCCACTTCTTTGCGTAATACCTGCGGTTCGACTCAAACATTTCGCCACTGACTACCTGCCAGCCTCCCCAATTCTGCGTGACCGACCCGGCGTGGAACATGCCAGCGTCCCTACGGTCTCCGACCTTTGCACCGGCCACCTTCAAGCGGTAGTGCATGTCGTTGTCCTCGAAATAGGCAGGCGAGAAGTTCTCATCAAAGGAACCAAACTTCTCGGTGAACCCCTCTGGCTCGATGGCGAAGCATGCGAAATCAGGGTTTTCCCCATACTCACGCTTTGCTGTAGGCGCTCCGTCTCGGGTGTTGACCGCCGTAACTAGATCGAATCCGTCGTAGCGGATGCCGTCGCGGAGCTTGCGAATCGTATTCGGATCAAACACGATATCGTCATTGGCTACGATAGTCACGTCGCAGGCGTAGTAGATCGACTGCTCGATTCCGACGTTCCACCCGGCACTGACGCCGAGGTTGTGATTCCAATTCGGAATGATGATTGGCTGAACCTGTGCGTCAACCGACTTCAAAAGCTCAGCGAGCCCCTTGAAGTTGTGCAGAACAGGGACAACGAGTCCCACCTTCACCATATGTACTTTCTCCAAAACTCAGGGTTTTCCTTGACGTGATGCGGCATATTGCTGAACAAGAACTGCTCAACTCGTAGCTGCTGTCCGTGGTCATACGGATCACGTAGTGCCTGACGGTTAGCCGCCAGGTTTGCATGAACGTCCGGCCTGTCTAGCTCTGAGTGGCTGAACGACCGGAGCTTGTTTCCAACGAATTCGTCATCGCCTAGGTAGCTGAAATGCCACCCGGCGTCCTGTACGGAAACTTTCGGGTCGCGCTCACGTAGCTGCTGGCACGTCCAGTAATCGAGAATCGTTACCGGCGCGAAGCGAATAGCTCCCCAATCACCCTGCCGGACATTGAGTCCGTAGTAGTACATCGGGGTCTCTAGGCGAACCACCTCAGTATCGCACGTCGCGGCCAATTCCGCAATGACTTCCCGGCGAGGAATCTCGTCCACGTCGCTGAGAATGAACTTATCTCCGGAGTTGGCGAACCGCTTGATGGCCCGGCCGACTTCGTTGCGCTGGTATTCCTCGCGCTCCCACGGGTCGTTCCGGTGATTGATGATGGGCGGGAAGATGATTTCCTTGTCCCAAATCTTATCCCGGTACTTGTCCCAGCGTGGGTCATGAATGTTGAAATGAGCTTCCTTCCACGCGCCACGGAAAGTCATGCTGGCCTGAACCAGCATGAACTTATCCACAACCGGGTAAAGCTCTTCCAACCGCATCTCTAGAAGGTCTAGCTCATTGTAGAAAATGAAGCCATCAATAATCACTTTAGACCGTACTTCTTCAAATATACGTCGATGATCTGCGCGCTGACATTGCATTCCTTGGCGATATCAGTCACGGACTTACCTTTGCTTCGCTGTAGTTTCAGCCAAGCCTTGCTGTGGTAGAGCTTCCGCTTCATCGCGGTCCGGGGCACTTCTCTGCCGCGTGGGACTGACGAATTGTCTTCATCGGTCCGTGGAACTGGCAATCCTTTGCCCAATTGCCCCACTCAGTGAGACCACACGGGGTCTTCGGACAATCGCAGGTGTAACCCTCAATATCGTCCGGACCGTGCCAGCGGCGTCCCATGTGGACCTTGCCTGACGGGAGGCTCCCGCCGAAAAATGTATCTCCTGCCATTACTTTCTCCTGGTCAAATCATAATAACTGTGGTACGCGATTCCGGCAGCATCTCCCACGTCGTTGTCAGTGAGGTTCATGTGCGGCCACTTCTTATTGAAGTAGTCCATCGTGCGCTGCTTTCGGATTTCTCGCTTCTTGTTAGTGTACCAGCTAGCGGACTTCCCTGGGAAGTCATTCTTTAGCCTAAGAGTTTCCTCACGGCTGAATGCCTTATTCCCAATGAAATTCTGCCAAGTCATCGGAGTGACCTGAACAACCTTCGCACGCCCGGCCAAGAGCACGCTGAGGATTGCCCCATACATGAGGGAGAGGTCAATCGTGACCTTAACATTCTTGTTATTCGCCAGGATGGCTCCCTCTAGGCAGACGAAATCAGCGTCGAATTCGCCTGCCAGAGCGAGCACCTTCGGGTGGGCATCCTTGATGCGCTCGTAAACGTCAGCGCCCTCAAAGTTGATTTTGCCCCACTTGATCGGCCTGCGATTGTAGAATACACAGAACGCTAGCGACTTTGTGCTTGCGTCAATTCCGATGACCCGTGACGCTCGGGTTTTCTGCAAACTTGTAATGCTCACGCGGCTCCCAATGCCTGCAATAGCGCAAGCCTGTCAGCCGATTCCTGCTTGGCTGAACACGCGGCGCATACTGTTCCGGCGTTGTAGCGCGACAAACGGGATTCCTTGCACAGCTTGCACGTGCGCGGCTTTCCGGACTTGCGGTCCTTCTCTTCATAATACTGCTGCATAATCTTGCTATTGGTTACTACCTTGCAGCAATCCTTACTACAATACTTCTGGTTGTGGCGAGCGGGCACGAAGCCCACCATGCACTTAGGATTAGCACATAGTCTCATACTAATCACCCCCTCGTCCACCATCGTCATAGGGTCGGAAGCTCCATACGAGCAATCTTCACGACGCCTTCGCCTTCGGCAAAGCAATCACGCTTAACCGGGCATTCACGACAAACCTTGTTCTCCGGGAGTCCCGTTTCCTTATTCTTGCGGAACGGACGCATCGGGAGAGTTCCGGCCTCCCACGCGGCACGCGTGGTACGAAGCCATTCGAAAACCTCTTCGATAATCTTTTCGTTTGTCTCGTCTAGCTCGACCGGGATGACGCACACGGTCTGGTCATTCTTGTTCAAGTACAAGAGAAATCCGCGCTTCTTATTCAAAGCACGGAGGTAGGTAAGTAGCTGGATCAGGTGGTAGTTGGTCGGCTTTCCGGTAATCTCACGGAATACAAAGCCTTCCTGTCGGGTAGTCTTGAACTCTCCAACAATCTCTTCGCCTTCCCAATCAATGATTGCGTCAACGAAGCCACGGACCGGCGGATTTTCAATTGTGATTTCGACCTCGTTGGCGACGAGAATTCCGGCCTCTTCAAAGAAGCGCTCCATATTCTCGTGCTCGTGGGTTCCGGTGTCCATATTGGCGACACCCTGTGCGTCGGTACGGCTCTCATCGAACCATGCCCCCGTAAAGGCGTGAAACCAATAGCGAGGGCATGTGCCGTGACCATAGCCAACGGTGGACGGGGAGAAGGTCTTCTTCTGGATAAAGCCCGACTCGCGGCGCTTATTGAGATAGCCCTGCTCAACAATGTCGGCAATGGCGCGTGGGTCTAGACCGCCACGCTTGAACTTCAAACCCTTTACGATTTCACGACTCATATTAGTAATTCTTAGCCAAATACTTCAAGCTATCTACCAAATCCTTCAACGCTTCCGCCATTGAGAGGTAGATATTCTTTTTCTTGGCTGCCTCGCCTTCCTTGTTAATCAGCATGTAATACTTGGCCTTCATCTTGAACGCCACCGCGTACGCCTGTAGCTTGACGACCGCTGCTGTTGCGGCCTTCGGTGGAATATCAGGCTTAGAAATAATCTTGATTACGGTGTCGAGGGCGTCGGTTAGGTCGTCGTCGCCCATCTCTCGGGCAATCTCGTTAAGCTCGTAGACTGAGCCGATGTACTCGTACGGTCCCTTTTCACTCATATACTTTCTCCATTATATCATTCATATGCTGCTGAGCGCAAGGCTCGGTATTCATTAAATTCATCTTCGGACAAAACAAAAAGACGGACTCTCGGCCCGCCTGCCTCGCCCAACACGATGTTCAGCGTAGGCTCTAGATTACCAGATTTCATGGCGTCCGTGCAAATCTTGGCCCACGTCTCTAGGCTGACGGTGTATCCCTTCGGATATTCCTTCACGTCGCAGAGCCAGTAGCCGTCGATTACGGCGTCGCCCTTCTTGACCTTCCCCCGGCCGGAATTTGCCTGAGCCTTCGCGCCCATGCGCTTAATCTCTGCGGCCTCGGACTTAGCCGTGCCATGCTTGCGTGCCATATTCCTATTAACTCCCTGTATATCTAAGCGCTACTAAGCGTGAGGATGATGGCAAGATGAGTCCCGTACAACTTCGCATCTTGACCTCTTGACATGTTCGTCTGAGGGGTGTAACGTCCCTCCCAACACCAGACAAGGAAGGGAGGACAAGTGGCTACTCGTACTCGGTCCCCGCGCACTGCGGGATATACCGTGACCCGGCTCGACGCAATTGCGCGTCGGCGCGTCGGCGGGACCAAGAACCGCACCCCGTGGTTGTGGGACGGACACCTCGTTCCCGGCGGCATCGGCGTGCTGGACGGCGACCCCGGTCTCGGGAAGTCGATGGTTACCACCGATTTCGCCGCTCGGGTTTCCAAGGGCGGCAAGTGGCCCGACAACTCCGTCGTTCACGGTGGCGCTCAGGGCGTGCTCTTCATCGCCTCGGAGGACTCCCCGGAGGAAATCGCCGCTCGCTGTGACGCTGCCGGTGGTGACCTCTCCAAGATCATCCAGTTGAGCAACGTCGGCGGGGAGACGCCTTCACTTCCCCGCGATATCCCCACTATACGGGATATCATCCGGGAAAACAACATTCGTCTGGTCATCATCGACCCGATCATGGTTTTCCTCGGAGTCCACTCCGGGAGCGACCAGCAGATTCGCAAGGCGGTCGCGCCTCTCGCGGACATGGCGAAGGAAACCGGCGTCACGGTCATCATGGTTCGCCACTTGACCAAGGGCGGCGGCAAGAACGCCAAGCAGGCCGGTGGCGGTTCGATGGGTCTTATCGGCCAGTGCCGTTTCGGATATCTCGTCGGCCCGGACCCGGACAAGCCGAAGCGTCGCATCATCGCCTGCACGAAGATGAACGTGACCTCTGAGCCCGCGTCGCTCGCCTACGAAATTCACACGGTGCGCGGCAAGCCGAAGCTCGTGTGGGAATCCAAGCCGGTCGAGAACATCGACGCGGACGACCTCATGCGGAACCGCAAGGTGGATTCCGCTCAGCGCAACGAGCGGGAAGAGGCAGTCGAATTCCTCCGCGACACGCTCATGGAGGAAGGTGGCGTCAAGTCTCCGGTCATCATTTTCCAGCTTGCCAAGGAAGCCGGATTCACGACCTCGCAGGTCCGCACGGCCAAGGGCAAGCTCAACGTCCGGTCGCGCAAGCTCGGGGCCTTCTGGTTCTGGTGCATGCCGGAATCGGATATCCGGAATCTGTCGGCCAGCGAGGCGGCGGCTCTGGTTGCCAAGCACCAGCAGGAAGAGGAAATGCGGCAGATGGAGGCGGAATTGGACGGAAAGAAGCCCCGTCCTCGCAAGACCCGCACCACTGCAAAGCCGTCCAACCTGACGGTCATCAAGGGTGGCAAGAACACCTGAGGCAAGATGCCAAGATGGCAAGGTGAGAAGCTGCGTGCGACTCACCTTGCCATCTTGGTTCTTCGCATCTTAGAATGCGCGGTAATTCTCAATCATGCTCTTGTGTCCGCCGCTACATTCCCATACGAGAATGGCGTCAGTCGGATAGAGCGTCTGTTCGAATACGTCTTCCTGGCAGGTCTGACACTGCACGGAGGCGAACCACTCGACGCCCCCCGGCTTGGCCTGTGTGGGGGCCTCAGCCTTCGCCAGAAATTCCTCTAGCTTCCCGCTCACAACTCCCCGCCATTAAGCGCCAGAGCAAGCTCAGCCTCGATGGCATCCTCTAGGGCCTGGTCTTCCTTGACGGCCTTTACGAGCGCCTTGGAGCCCTGCCACTGCTGCCCGTCGAAGCGGAACCATGCCCCGGCCTTATCGACAGCGCCGGTCGCCACAGCGAGCGTCACAAGCTCGTCGTAGCGGTCCACGCCGAGAGACGGACCGTCGTAATACAGGTTGTAGCTCGCCGTGCGTGACTGCGGGCCTAGCTTGTTCTTCTCCACCACGGCATCGACCGGACGGCCAATTGGCAGTTCGACAATCTTGTTCCCGATGAATGTCTGGCCCTTGATCTGATTAGCGTCCGTCGCAGACGACGTGAGCTTGATGATCTGAGTACAGGCGAATGGCAGCTTGACGCCACCGTGCGGAACCTGTTTCGTGTATGTGTTCTCAATCTTGGTAGTCGTCTGAGAAATGACGACGATGGAGGTCTTCACGTTGGAGTAGTGCAGAGCGTTAATCATAATGCTCGTACTCTTCGCGTGCGCTCCAATCTGCTTCATCTTATCGAATTCCGCAACCCCGCCGTCGCTATCCACGAATACCTCGGGAAGCATGAGCGAGATGGAGTCAATAACAAGAATGTCAAGGCCGGCAGATAGCAAAGGCACCACCGCATCGGTCACCGCGCCGAACGACTTCTTCTGAATCAGAATAAGGTTCTCGGTGTCCACGCCTAGACGCTGAGCGAATTCCTCGCTGAACGTGCCCTCTGCGTCCACGTAGGCGCAGGTCATGCCCTTCTTCTGCCACTCACCGATACTCTGCAACATCAGCAGAGACTTTCCGGATGAGGTGTTTCCGTACAGCAGGGTCATGCGACCCTTGCCAATACCGCCGCCTAGAGCCCTCGTGAGCCCCCGGCTCGCCAGCGGATACAGCACGCGCTCGCTCTCGCTGGCCTTGATAATTCCGTTTCGTACGCCCTTCGGCAAGTGAGCAAGTAGCTCATCGATCTTATTGATTGTCATGTAGTAGTAATTGTCCTTAAAATGAATTAACCCCCAGCATTTGTATAGCGCCCTGGGGGTCCGGCGCTTCTAATTATATCATGCCGACAGCTTCTCGGCCTGCTGCTGTTCCTGCCATATCTGCTTTTGCAGGTCCGTGGCCTGGTTGTTCAGCCACTTCTGGAATTCGTCCCGGCGGACTCCCTGCGGCAGCGCGCGAGGGTCGTCAATCGTTTCGTCATCCCACGCCAGCGGACCCACATACCCGCGCCTGCGAGCGTAGTTCTTGGCGAAGGTCGTCGCCCGGTTGTGTTCCGGGGTAATCATGCTGTACTTCTCGTACGCCTTTTCAAGCGCCTCGGCGGTGTCTTTCCAAACCGTCTTCTGCCTGTCGCAGAAATGACCAATGTTGAGGTAGTCCTTGCCGCACATTTGCGCTATCTGGCGGGACGTATACCCGAGATAAGCCAACGCCTGCAACCGGCGGCGTGAGGCCGTGATATCGACACTCATGCCCCGGTCGGCGTTGAGATACCGACGCCTGCGGTAGTCATCCATCTGCCGGGCGTGCGCCGCCCTGGCGTCAGCGCACGCGGGCACTCCTGCCCTCTGGTGACGGTTGTATCCACCGTTGTCACCACACCGTTCATCACACCGGAACTCAGTCTTGGTCGCCACGGGAGAGACCTTATCAGCCTCTCCCGTGGTTCGCACACCGGGTCTTAGTGATCTAGCTCTAGGGTTAGCTTGCGCTTAGGCGCGGCTGTGAGGTAGGCCGGAATCTCGTAGTGGAAGTCTCCCCGATATCCGGGGAACGCTTCGTCATAATCGACATTGTATCCGATGTTCAGATTAAGGGGGCGAGTTCCCTTAACGATCCGGTATTCGAATCGGTTCCCGTCCGCATCCTTGATCGAAATACGTACCTCTTGGGCGTCCTTGAACAGACCGGCGTTCATCGGTTGTCGCCGGACCCGCCAATGACCCCGCGCTCCTTGCGAGAGAAGAGCTTTGCAAGATTGCGCTCGCCAAGCTCACTCAGGCTGTAGCCAAGCTCCGTGGCGGCAGCGGCGAGGTACCAGAGCACGTCGCCAAGCTCGTCAGCAATTCCCTCAGCGCGCTCGTGGTCGATAACGCCCTCGTTGTCCCGCCAGACCTTCTTTAGCTTGCCCTGCACCTCACCGGCCTCGTTGCCGAGACCTAGGAGGGCATAGCTCACGGCGTTGAAACTGCCCGTGCGAGCCTGCGGGTAAATCGCCGTAGTCGCGGCCTGGTCCTGATAATTGTCAAACGACAGACTCATCGAAATCCCCCTCGATGATTGCCGGGCTGGCCGTGACAAGGTACTGGTCACGCGCCTCGTCCCGCGTAATCTGAATCTGACCGTTGAGGTCGTACTTCTCCACCGTCTCGGTGTCGAGAGCGACGACGCCGCCCTCTTCCTCAACGAGAATCGAAATAATTGCGTGGTACCACTTCAAGGTGTATACCGCCTGGTCGAACTGCTCTCGCAGAGCGGCCATCTCTAGTTCAGCTTGCATTTCTGAAAATCTCCGTCCCATCCTTTAGGCGTCCGTACTCGATATCGACCACGGCACCTTCCTTCAACTTGTTATATGCCTTTACAAAATCCTGCGGGAAGATCAGGACAGACTTCAATGTCTTATTCTCGTCGGCAACCACCGCACGAGCCATCTTCTTTCCGGCCTTGGTCACGACCGTCTTCCAGCTAATCACCTTGACCATCGGAGGCGGAACGTCCGCGAAATCCTTGGCGTAGAGGTAATCAATGAAGCTGTTCTTACCGGCGAACTCAACCACGTCCTGAATCAACGCGAATCGGGCAATCCGGTTATCGGACACGAGGAAGACGTAGAGGTTGCCGGGCTCAATCAGGGTATTCTCATCGGTGAAGATACCTGCCGTGCCAGTCTCATCCACAATCTCAGCCCGCGCCCAGCCGGTGCCGCGCTTGATATTCTTGACCATGCCACTGACGATGAAGCAACCAGTTTCGACATAATCCGTAAGCTCGGTGAACTGAGCGCGAATACGAGGTGGGATGGCACCCGTGTTGAATGCCGGAATCCTCAGGAACTCGTAGAAATTGTCTCGCTCGTTACCCGTCTTCGGGTTATCGTCAAAGGACGCCCCGCCGATTGCGTTAAGTCCCTGTAGCACGCGCGAGGTCAGGCCGTTGCCCTTCTCCATCACGTACTCGTAGAACTCAGTATAGCTCTTGTACGGCGCTCGTTCAAGGACTCGGGCAGCAGTAATATCCGAAAGGAACTTCACGTTGGAGAGCCCCATGCGGATAGCGTCGCCACCCTCAATCTGGAAATGAACGCCTGAGCGGTTGACGTGCGGCAGCATCACGCGAATACCGAGACGCTTGCACTCAATGAGGTAATCGGTCATCGCATCCTTGTCGCCCTCGTTGTTGAGAATAGCGACCATGAACTCACGCGGGTAGTGGTACTTCAACCAAGCCGTCCAATAGGACAACATGGAGTAGGCCACGGAGTGAGACTTGTTGAACGCGTAGGACGCGGTTTCCTCAATAGAATCCCACAGCCACTCAGCCTTGCCCCGGCCGATCTTCGGCTCAGCGCCATCGATGAACAAATCCTTGTATTCGGCCAGCAGAGTAACGTCCTGCTTCTTAGCCGTAATCTTACGGACCTTATTCGCCATCGACATACCGAGACCCGCCAGGTCAGAAACCAGACGCATCGACTGTTCCTGATAAATCGGGAGGAAGTACGTATCCTCCAAATACTTGTCAAGGTCCGGGTGGATCGGCTCAGAGAATTCCTTGCCAGCCTTACGGGCCAGGTAAGAGTCTCCGAACACGTTCATCGCACCCGGACGAATCAGTGCGTTGGACACCGACAGGTCATCGAAACTACTAACCTGCATCTTAATTAGTAGATTGGTATACGGCGTGGCTTCACACTGGAATACACCCTTAGTGTGACCATCGGACAACATCTGAAACACCCCGGCGTCGTCCAACGGCAGGCTCAGCAGATCAATACGCTTACCATATCGGTCCTCGATCATGACCAGAGCGTCCTCCATGACGGAAAGCGTCTTTAGGCCAAGCGCGTCCAGCTTGATCCCGCCGATTTCGGCAACCTGATTCATGTCCGCCGCGATGAGCGGAATGCGAGGTGCGTTCTTGTCAGCGGTATTGGTCGCCGTCTCAATCGGCATGTAGTCGGACAGCGGCTTGTTTCCCAGCACCACACCGGCAGCGTGCATACCGCCGCCACGAATACGCCCACGAAGCTCTGAGGCCAGCTTAATGACCTCAGGGTACTTGTCGTTGAATTCCTTGCCCTGGGGCGAGGCCACGAACACATCGAAGTAGTCGAGCGCCGGGGGTGCCTCAACCGCCTTTAGCGCACGGTTGACCTCAGAGAAGGGAACTCGGAAGACGCGGGCAGCGTCCTTGATGACACCCTTATCCCTAAAGAACGTGAACGTAGCGATAGAGGCGACGTGGCCGTACTTACGACGGAGGTATTCCTTGATTTCCCCGCGACGCTTGTCAGCGGAGTCGAAGTCAACGTCCGGGTAGTCGTCACGCTCAGGGTCAATGAATCGGAAGAACAGGAGGCCGTACTTGATCGGATCAACGTCGGTAATATTGAGAGCGTAGCACAGGAGAGAGCCAGCGGCCGAACCACGGCCCGGCCCCATCATAATTCCCTGATCCTTAGCCCACTGAATTACGTCGGCCACAATGATGAAGTACGTCGAGAAATTCTTGCTCTTGATGATTTCAAGCTCTTCACGGAGACGAGCCTTGTATTCCGGATTACCGAACAGACCGCGCTTCTTCAACCCGGCCCACGCCTGCTCTTCCAGCATAACGTCGGGGTCGGCGTTCTTCGGCTTCGGCAGGAGGTCAACGCCCTGGTGGAACGGATATTCCCCAATGGAGTTTGCAATCTCCATCGTGTTCCGGTACAGGTCGGTGCGGTCGATCATCTGACGCTGAAAAACCGACATGTGCTCTTCCTTGCGGTGCAGGAAAAGCTCAAACTTCTCGAAACTCATGGTGCGGTCAGGGTAGAGGTAGTTGAATCGCTCCAACATATCCATCTTCTGAGACTTTGAGTAATCGAAGTCCTTATTCGGCTTCGGGTTCGTGGAGAGGATAAGCATAGCTTCCTCAATCCACAGGTCTTCCTTCTTAGCGTAGTGGCAGTCCGACGTGGCAACCACCGGGATACCGAGAGAATCGGCAATCCACAGGAGACCGTGATTGATGAGAGCCGGGTTGTGCCCCTGTAGCTCAATGTAGAAACGACCCGGCGCAATGTCGTTGAGACGCTTCGCCGTGGCGAAAGCCTTCTGGTCGTCCCCGGCCTCTAGCGACTTGCAGATAATGGAGTTGAGGCAACCCGACAGAATAATCAGGTCGTCCGCGTACTCGCCCAAAACCTCAAAATCGATACGGGGCTTGTGGTAGAAACCCTCGGCCCAAGCAATCTCGTTGAGCTTCATGAGATTGCCTAGACCGGCCTCGTTCTGCGCCAGGAGGATAATGTGGTTATAGACCTGAGTGCCGTCCTTACGGCTAGCCTTCGCACGCTTGTCGAATCGGTCGGTCTCGGAGATGTATGCCTCCAATCCAAGGATCGGGACAATACCGTTATTCTTCGCGGCTGTCTGGTGGTCTCGCCAGCCAGCGCCGGTTCCGTGATTCGTCTGCGCCAGGTGGGTCATCCCGATTTCCTTGGCGCGCTTCATGTACTCGTCCGGGGTATTCAAACCATCCAGCGCGGAGTAGTGGTCGTGCAGGTGCAACTCAGTGTAATTCATTATCTCTCTCTTGGCCTAAGGGGGCGAACCCGTTACTTGAAATACTTATTACAAAAATCGATAATCAGACTCATGACGACAGCCCACACCACACCCGCCAGGAGGATGATTGTGGTCATGCCGACGAGCCAGATTAACATATTCACTCGTCGTCGTCTTCCTCATCATCATCCCCGTGCCCGGCGCACAAGTCAAGCCCGTTGGAGTAGATAATTCCCGAGACCACGAAATTTGCGAAATCTAGGGTGGCCTTTAGCTCGGACCAGTCGTCCTCACCCGGCTCATCGAAGCCGTTGAACGTGGCTACGACGTTGATTAGGTCGGTCATGACCATCTTGATATTCTCTAGGTCGTCGTTAGACAGCCCTAGTTCATTGCTACGCTCTTCTGCCATTTCTTCCATTGGGTTTCCTCTTAGATTTGATGAAGGCTAGCGTAATAGCCATCCGGTCACCCCGCCCGCTTCTGCGGTATAGCTGCTCAACCTCGCGGTGGCATTTGCTACAAAGCGCAACGAGGTCACGCATGGACTCCCGGCCCAAGCGCTCGTACGTCAGGTGGTGAAGCTGAATAGGCCCATAGGTGGTCCTACAGGCCCGGCAATATTTTCCATAAAGGTTGAAGTAGACTTCACGCTTCGCCGCCCACTTCGGACTTTTAAGATACCACGTGTAGAAGGTTCTGTCCATAACGACGAAAGGGCCGGGGCATTTCGCCCCGGCCCAATCTCAAATCACCACTCGTCGTCAGCAGAGGCGGTGGAACCACCAGCGGCGGCACCTGAATCCTCAGCGACACCCTCCGGGCCATCCCACACGCGGCCGAAGTATTCCGGCTGCTTCTCGTAGGAAACGTCGCGCAGGACGGTCTCCTTTAGGTCAAAGACCTCAGCGTCGGCGGTGTCAACCACCGGAGTCTTAGTCGCGCTAAGAACCCATACGGTCTGCGTACCAGAACCGTGACGCGTAATCTTGAAAACGGTGTCGGTGATCGACCCATCCTCAACCGCAACGTCCATAAGCTGCTGTGCGAAGCTCTGGTTGAAGTTACGGGAAATAACGCGCGTGACCGGCTCCTTCTGGCCCGGCAGCGTGACTAGCGCATTGATGTAAAGGTTGGTCTTGGTCTTCCAACCCTCCTGATAATCGGCCTTACGACGCTCACATGCGTAGCACTGACCCTCAGAGTCAATGGTGCAAAGTGCGCGAGCGAGGTAGCCCTTCGGCCCCGGAGCCTCGTGCTCTACGGCGGCGACAGCCAAACCCTTCGCCTCATCGTAACCCGATGCGGACGGGTCAAGCTCCTGCAAAAACTGAACCAGAACGGCGTCCGGGTTCGTGGCCTTTGCGTTTTCCTTCCACGTGAAATACTCTGCCTTCGGGCGGTTACGAGCCGCTTCCTTTTCCTGCTGCTCAACCTGCTTGGCGCGAAGACCTGCGAGTCCCTGAATAACTGACATTTTGTTTATTTCTCCTAATTTTAGTATAGTTTGAGGTCTTTGACCTCTACTTATTATACCATAAAGCTTGTTTAATCGAGCATGTATTCTAGCGAACTGATGGCGTTTGAGATACAATGCCGGATCATTTGGTCCGTCATATCCCCGGCGTCCTTGATGCCCTTAGGGAATCTCGTAGCCTCGCCACAGTGTGCCCACAGGACACGCTTGTCGCGCATCTTATTGGCAATTGAAAGCCCCAGGTCTTCACCGGGATTGTGACCCTTGCACAGCGACCCGGCCTTCTTACAAATGAGGCAACCTGGGTAAACGTGCTTCGTAGGGTCATCGTTGTCCGTCATGATGACGATATTGTTGAATGTCCGAGCCAGCAAGCGCTGACACTGCGGAGACAATGAACCACCCAATAGAGCGACCACGTTGCGGTAACCCGCCTGGTGAATTCGCATCGCATCGAACGACGCCTCACAGATAATCACTGTGTCGCCCTCGCGCTTAGCGCGGTGGTAATTCCACGGAACCTTCTTCTTCGGAAGTTCCTTGCTGTTCTTGAAATCCTTGCCCTTGATACTACGCCCGATGACGCCAACTGGCAACCCGTCCGGCGAGTGCATCGGAACCATGATGGTATCACGGCGTGCGGAATACCCGATACGGAAATACTCTAGCGTCTCATCCTCAAAGTGGCGACCGTGCATGTACTCAATCGCCGCAGGCGTCTGCCAGAATTCATCGTAGCACCGGGCTAGGGTCTCTACCGGGAAAGGCACCCATTCTTCCTCCACGGCCAATTCACGGGCTAGCCGTTCGTCCAGGGTGAGCCCCGTCGCGGTCTTGTGCTTGGCGATAAGCCTAGCTGCCGCGAACGGGGTTCCCTTGGTCAAACGCATCACGAATTCGATGAGCGTCCCGGAGGTGCCACAGGCCGGGTTGAAGCAATGGAACAGTCCCGATTCCCTGTCGATGACGAGGGTCGGGCTATTGGTATTACCGTGGAAAGGACAGTACAGGCGAAAGTGACTCTCTTCGTAGTCGTTTACCCGCTCGCCGCACTCTTCGATTACGGCTTCAATTTGTTCCTCCGAATAAACGGATTCTACTTCCCACGATGGTTTGGAATCAGTTTTCCGTCCATCACGCCTGTTGTACGCCAAGCCACTTCCTCTCCTACATATACGCCCTGCATGGTGAACTTGAATGCAAACCGTTCACCGCCCAGGTACGTCGTTGCCCATACTGGATTTACGTCCAGCAGAGGGACGAATCCTTCATCCCGCATTTCCACGATCATCGCCGTGTTCAGTTCCATGCGAGTCTGGATTAGCTTTGTCTCCGCGTACTCTCCCTCGAAAGAGAACCGGCGGATCATCTGTGCTGTCACATTGCACCTGCCAAATCGAAGTTCTCTTCGAACTTACCCGTGTTGAAATCAATGTCCAAGTACATCGCCCACAACGGTCCGAATCGGTTCTTACGTCCGATGATTTCCAGAATGTTCTCGGTCTCTTCCTTACGGTGGACCGCGAAGATCATGTCGGCGTTGTACTCCATCGCGCGAGCCCAGGCAAGCTGGTCAATCGTCGGAGCCACGTCACGGCCCTGGTCGGAGTCGGTGACGGACGAAATAACTAGAATCGGAATGTTGTTGCTGACGGCCAGAATCTTCATCTCACGAGACAGCGCGGTCATGCGCTGCGTCATGTTCTGACTCTTCTCATTATCCATGAGTAGCTGCTGGTAGTCAATAACAATAAACCCCGGCCGGTGCTGCTCGATCTTGCTCTGGACGAAGTTGGGCGTCACGTCCTGGCCGGTGGTGCCCGATACGACGGTGAACTCAGGCAAATTCAGCTTCTTAACGCTGGCTGCCCAGGTGTCGTATGTATCAAAGTCGATCTGACCACGGGTCAATTCATCGTTCTTTAGAACACCGTTAGCCATCATCGTGTAGATACGGTCACGCATCGCCTCAGGGGTCATCTCTAGCGAGATAATCATTGGCTTAACGCCGTGCTGCCAGGCCCTAAGCGCCATAAGCGGGGAGAACCATGACTTACCCTTGCCAGAGAATCCCATAGCGTAGCACAGGTGTCCCGGCGCGAATCCGGTGGTGTACGAGGAATCCATTCCGGTGAACCCGGTCGGAATACCAAGCGTACCATTTTCGTCAACCCGCGACGCGACCTCTAGGTAGTGCTCACGGGCAAGGTCGGTGTCCATGATATTCACGTCCACCGTGTTCGTGCCAACTCGCTGTAGCTTGGCCCATTCCTTGCTGATCTTCTCCAAAACCTCGTTGGGGGTTGCCGCCTTCAAACCCTTGGAGGTGCGGAGGATAATCCGCTCAATCTCGGAGCGAAGGTATGAATCCTTCAACTGCTCCAAGTAATACCCGGTCGGAGCGTCCGTGTGAACGTCCTCCAAATCGGGAATCTTCTTCCTGATCTGATCGAACGTCGGAGCCTGCCGGTACTGCTGGTAGTATTCCTTGATAATCCCGAACACATCTGCATGTGCCCCGAAAATCTCCGGGTCTTCCGAGAGAATCTGATATACCTCAGCGTTCTTACACGCTGCTGCTAGAACTTCCAGTTCCGCCGTCGCCATTGCGTTCCAAATACTCCTTCACTCGCTTAGCTGTGTCTTTGTGCAGTTGCGCCACTCGGCGCTTATCTTCCTCGTCAGCAAGCCGCCACTTGTGAAGTTCGTCGTACCTGCGGAACAAATCAACAAGGGTGTGCGGACCACGGAGGCCAAAGTAATACTCTAGCACCTTCCCGGAGTCCGCCTTACCCAAGTCGTTAAGCATATCGGTGAAGCCCCACTTATCGCGGTATCGGTTGATAACCGGGGCAACATCGTAGCGTTCCGTGTAGAGCTTGACGTACTTTGTGATAAGGGCGTTGGCCTGCTGAGCCAGCGACCTATCACTCATGCCTTAGCCGACTCCAATGCCGCCTCGGTCTCGCCAAACTTCTCAATAAGCTTCTTCTCAGTGAATGCGTAAACGCGGTTGAAAGCGTCGTTGGCGTTCTCACCTGCGCGAGCCGAATCCTCGACCGACACATCAATACGCATGGATTCGAAGTTACCCATATTGCGGGTGAACCCCATACCGACGCGGACCCGCGTAGCCTCAGTCTTCGTCGCAGTCGTCTCGTGCATCATCTTCCTCAATCTCTAGCTGTTCAAATCGTTCAAAATCGCCGTCCGTATTGTGGACGGTCTCTTCCTTGCTAAAGCCAAACGAGACCTTGCGGTCCGGCTTGTGACCCTCGTTGCGGGCCTGCTCCACGACATTCATGAAATCGGCCAGCTTGACCCAAGCGTCCGCGACCTCTAGCATTCGCTCAGAATTTAGCGACTGCTGTGCCATCGTCCCTGTGGCGTCCAGAGCTACCGTTGCCTGCACGATGCAGGATTCAACGGAAATCTCATCGCCGTTAATCGTGTATTCCACTTACGTCCAATCCTGTGCGTCAAAGATTGGAACAAAGTTGCCGTCAGCGTCACGCACGTACATCATGCGCTGCTGCTTCATCATGGCGACGAGTTCCAACTTTGTAGGAATCCGTGCCGCCGCAGAAAGCATACCATCCTTTCGCGGTCGGCCGGAACCCACTGTGAGGTAATGCGCGTGCATCGCCAACACATCGTCCTCGGACCACTTGTAGCGCCCGAAGCCGTTGGCCTGCACTCCGATCTTGTACGGAGGATTGATAGCCCCTGCCGCAATATGTTCTAGAATATTCTTCTTAGTTCGATTCAGCAGAGTGCAGACCTCATATGTGTCGAAAGCCTGCTGCATCCTGCGACGTACGTCAGACCATACGAAGTCCACGACCGCGTTATCCTCGTATGACCACGCTCTCATCAGGTCATTAGGACGGTCTCCCCGGATCGTGCGGTGGAGCTTGCTGTCCGTGTAGAAATACTTCTTAGCCGCTTCCGTGCGGACCAGAGGCCCGATCTTAGGAGGGTTTACGTCGTACTTCTTACCTTTGAGGTCAGCCATGCCCCGAATACTCCCTTGGTCTTGTCAATCATCCAGCGCTTGCCGCATCGAATGCAGAATAGCTCCTGATGGTTGTTCTCGCTGAATACCTGATCCACAAAGACCCGGCCCGAGCACTTCCTACAAAACATCATCCCTTATCTTTTCCTTCATTAGACACTCCGAACACGCCGAGAGCGGTTCCGAATGCAATAGCTGTGTTGAGCCAGTCCTGCCATGTCAGCGGACCGTCGCTCAAAGTCAATGTGGTCGCCCCGGCGCTAACTGCGCCTCCAAGAGCGACGACGAACTTCGCATAACCGCGAATACGTGATGGAGCCTTCTCGGCTTTCGCGTGCTCACCCATTAGTTCTTGAATACCTTCCCATCGACTACACACGTGTAATCGTTAATCTGAATTAGCTGAATGTGCGGCCAATCGTTAACGACGTGGGCGATGGCAAAGCCTGCCTGCCAGTCAGGGGCCGTGTCGTAATCCATCTTACGTTCGTCGCAGAGGTGACCAATTTCGAAACCTCGGAGCATCCGATTAGACAGCGGGTAGGTGCGGAAATAAGCGCCCATCCGGTGCGAGTGTCCGCGTACCAGCGATACGTCCCACTTGCCAATATCGTTTCGGACCGACTCCCCGGCGTGCTTGCTCGTGCTCTCGCCGTGGTGGCCGTATACGTCACCGAATCGGTGGACCGGAGGCTTGTCGTAATCGTGCCAGTTGACCCCGTATTTGCTGTACTGGTATAGCGTATCCGAATCTAGGATATCCAGCAAGGCCGGAGCGTTCTTCATGAGGTATTGGTTGTGCCTCGTCCAGCCGTGGTTTCCATCGTGCATGTGGATATCCGCATTAGGCAGAGTTGCACGGGTATCAGCAAACAACTGAGTTGTTGCCTTGACTCCACCCTCACCGATACCGACCATCAACTCCGGACCCACGGCCCACCGGCCGGTGCTGTCGGCGTCATCGATATCGCCTAGGTAATCAACCGCGTCAGGCTTGAACCACTTCATCACCTTCATGAACAACTCCACCTTGCGCGGGTCGTGCAGAGGGAAATGAATATCGGAGGCCATCAGCCACTTAGTGTCATTACTCATATTAGTATTATCTACTTATCTCTAGTAAAGCTTATAGGTAATAAAGACAACCCCTAGTCTAACGACTAGGGGGTTATCTAAAAGCTCTTATTTGTTAAGAACTATTCTAGCAGGTCCGAAGACCGGCTGTCAACAAGAAATTCCGAGAAACTTTGAAGAATTCAGGCTACCCGGTCGCCTTTTTCCATGTTACACTTCCAGTGCGCCGGGGCTACGTTGCTCCGTACGTGCTGCCCGCCCTTGCTCAGCGGGATAACATGATCCAGCGTGACCCTCATCCAGTCATCGCGTCCAGCATAGCGGTCAATCTCACATCCGCACAAGTGGCAAACCCACTCATGTTCATCGAATACTTCTGTGTGATTGATCTTTTCTCCCTTAGCCATGATTGCTCGGCGCTTAGGAGAGTAGTAGCCCCTCTTCATCTCTACTCCGGATTAAGAATTAGTACCCTACTGCAATCCAATGAACCCAACCGGACGGACCGATTGTCGATACAGCTTCCGTTGTGACAACTGCCTGGAAACCAATATTGTCAATCTCCCCGCCGCTGAGTCCGTAGACCATAACTCGATTTCGGTGTCCTCCACTCGGAGCCTCGACCGTCGCAGTGACGACCGGCTTGCATCCTGCGGAGAAATAGCTTCCGAAATATACCGGCTGGTAGATGTAGTTTGCCGATACAATCGGATATGCAGTCTTACCAGCGAGCACCTTTAGCGATGCGTCACGGGTGAGATTGGCGTCCTCGTTCTTGTAACGAATCTTGGCACCACGCTCAAAGAGGAACTGAATGTTGTTGGAAAGCTGATTAAGCTTTGCCGTCGTCAGTGGCTCTCCGTTGAAGCTGGTCGGATTAAACTCATTCTGAGACATTCACAAAACCTCCTTCCCTTGTCCAAAATGCTTCGGCCTTCTCCCAGCACGGAAGAATTAGCTCATCCCAATGGTTGAGCGGGTCCGGCTGAATCTCGGCAAAGTTGATCTGCAACCACGTTTCCGCCGGGAAGTCACCCTTGCGGATTTCTACGACGGTCTTACGGATCGTTTCCTCGGTCGGCTTTGAACGATAAATCTCGTAGTAGCCACCCTGCGGGTCACGGTCTCTCAAAAAATACGCTTCCATCATTCTCCTTATACGTTCTTAGTGTACCAAAACTTTAGAACACAGTCTGTAGCGTAACCGTAATTCTGGTATCCGTTGTTACCCGGACCAAGCACGATTCCTCGGGCAGAGCCGTTCTGGAATGCCCCGGCCCATCCGGAAATATCTAGCTCACGAGCACCCGGCTTCGGCCATCCGGAAGAATCGAACGTTCCGGCAATTCCACCACCGAGACCTCCACCCGCCGGGTCTCCCCACTGACTTGTGTATCCAACACGAGCCGTACCACCCGCGTTGTAATACCAGTGCGCGAAGTACAGGTATACGTGAACGCTGATGTTGTAGGCACCGGAGAGCATCGACGCAAAATCGGCATTGCTGAATCCGAATGCGCCGTACTGGTTTCCGTTGTAGCCGGACGGGTCGGTTCCCTGGTATACCTTTCCGCCATCGTTGGTCATCCATGCGCCATTTCCCTTCCACGAACGAGCCCAATTGTATCGGCCCTCCCAATAGAAGTTCTGCGGCTGGACGGCCGGTGGCGGTGGTGGTGTGTACGAATACAGCGCGCCGCCCTGGTTGTGCCTACGACCGTTGTTGTAATCGGCCGGGGTATCTCCCATATCGACTGCGCTCAGCGTCAGGTAGCTAGGGTTGGGTACCTTGATTACAGAGTCCGACGCTGGTGGGTATGGCATGTGTAGGGAATATCCGACACTCGCTCGTCCGGTGAAGGTAGCCTTCCAAGTAGTCTTATGATTCGATGACTGCCAGGCATTGTTGAGAAGACCGTTGACCGGAACGGAGAAGATTGCCGTGCTGCTGCTCGTTACCGGAGTCGGAGCAATACCATTAGCGATATCGGTATCCGTTCGGTTGTCCTGCTGAACGCGCAGGTAGTGCCAAGCCTCCCCGCCGTTAGTCACATACCAGAAACCAAGTCTTGCATTGATTTCGTAGAATCGACCGGCAACAACCGGGAAGTTGAACTGACCGATTCCGTATTCGCTACGAATACCAGCCGACCCCGCCGGTTCAAGGTCGGTAATCGGACCAAGGTACGAGTATCCTACGATGTTAGCCTTCTTACCGATCATGGTAGAGAGCTTGGTTCCCTGAATAGTCGGGTCAGTGTCTACGTACAATCCCTGGAAAGAAGCGTTACCGTTCTCGTCAATCTGAGCGAGGGTGGAATCCGGGTCAACCGGGTCCGGGATAGCGAAGAAGTCACTGACTCCGGTACCCATGCGGATACGGTCAATGATATTCGGTGTCTGGCCTACCGGCGTTCCCGGCTGTGGACCCTTGACGTAGAAACCAGTGCTGGTCATTTCCGCGTGGTTCTCTAGCTCCGGACCCGCGATGATGCGCTGGTCGGCAGAAATCGAGCCGGTGCGAATCGATGCCGCATTAACCGACTGAATATACGCCTCATCGATGTAGGCCGTACCAATACGCGCGAGAGCGGCAGCGAAGAAGTTGGTCGCAATCTTGTCACCCGTCAGGGCACCGACAACAATCTTCTTGCTGTAAACCAATCCAACTTCCGGCGCGAGCACCCACGTGGTTCCGTTGTATCGGTATACCTCGTACTGGTCGTCGGTGTCGTACCACAGGTCGCCCGTTACCATGCCTGAGGTCGGCTGTGAGGTCTGGTAAAAAGCGTTGGCACCTCCGATATCCAGAGCCGTAAAGTTAATCTGGTCCTTGGTCAGAGAGCCGTTGGCGATATCGAGACCGCTCACGCGGGTGGCCGTACCCGATGCCTGCGCGGACGGCTGAGACCTCTTGCCGATTTCATTGACCGCAATCAAACGAATGTAGTAAAGAGAGCCATAAGGCAATCCCTGAATCACATACTTAGACCCGCTGCCATCGGCAACCATGCGACCGACCAACGTGTTAGCTGTCGGTGTGAACTGGCTAACGGTAGAGGCATGAACCTCGCAATAGCTAAAGTTTGAACCCATGCCGGTACCGCCGGAATTGAGCCCGTCCCAGGTGACCATGACACTGCCGAGGAAACTGCTAATCGTCGGCGTGCTCGGAGTCGGTGGCTGCAATGGGTTGACCGTGACCTGAGCCGGGATATTTGACTCGTTGAAAGTAAGGTCAACGGCCCATACTTTTAGGGTGAGCGAAGTCTGAACCGTGCCGAATGTGGCTAGGTTCTGAGCCTTAGTGAATTCGAAACGCTCTCCGATGACGTAAAAGTCGGCACCCGCCCCGCCGCCGGAAGAGACGTTGCAACGATATGCGCGGAAGTCACGGAGCGGGTTTCCCTGCTCGTCAAGGACAACCTTGTCCCACTGCCCGATGAATGCTGAGCCAGAGTCATACCATGAAAGGTTGACCACGTTACCCGGACGAATCGTGTCGTTGGTCGTATTGAATCGCTGAACCTGACTCCACTCGGAAACGTTTCCGTCGCCGTCGTTGGAGCGGAACTGAATGGCGTATGCCTGTCCCGGCGACAGGTCGCGTAGAAGTACCCTCATACCGTAATCCTCAACGAGTATTCGATATCGGTTGGGAGGTCGGCGTCGGTGACGTTCGGAGTGCTGAGCACAGAGCGTGCGACAAGCCTGTCAGTCGTCCCACGACGGATCAAACCAATTTCATTGATGGTCAGGGATACCCCCGCCGGAATAGTGGCACGGAAGACGATACGGTCGTTCGCCAGGTCGGCGTTGATGCTCTTTACGTCGAGCGTGGAAATAAGCGTCGCCAGAGCGGTATCCGTCAAGGATGCCGCCGTGGTTCCGCTGCCTAGGACAATCTGGTCCGCAATTTCCTTCAACTGACCGCCGAAGAATTCCTTGATGACGCTCTTGCCATCGTTAGTAATCATGCCTTTGTCACCCTCACATCAATAGACTCAACACCCGAAATGTCAGGGAACTCCACCATTACGTCAACGACCGCTCGGCCGTCTGACGAGATGCGGACATGCTGCTCCACAACTTCGTAGCTGGACGGAGGCATAGGAATCTTCGAAACAGGGGTCTCTAGGGTCGGCCCCTCGACCGCCTGGGTCGCTGCATCGTAGTAGAACTCGCCGTCTTCCTTCCCAGCCGCACGAACATCAACGAGGCCCGGCGGAACGAAGAAATCGTTATCGAGAATAATCTGCTTGCTTGTTTCCTTAGCCATGCCACAATTATATGTGACTGATTATTCGTAAGCAAACATCAGACGCGAGCGCGGCGCAATACGACCTTCGTCTTGTATCCACCATCAAACTCATTGTCGATAGAGACGATGAAATACTTGTGAGTGGTCGGGAACATGTCCTTGATCGGGTAATTGATCGTTACGAGGTCGCCTAGCTGAATGAACGGGTTACCGAATACATTCAGGGTGACCTCATCTACTCCGGACGCCCACAGGTCTAGAATCCACTGACCCAAGCCATCCGCCATTTCCTCGGTCTGTACCAGACGATTGCTGAATTCCGTCTTGGTCATTCCGCGACGGCGAATTGATGACGCATCGTCCGTGGTCTTCGTGCGCTCTTCGTCCTGATATACCGACCTGCCGTAAATGAACATCGTGCGGGTCTTGATATTATCCTTGCCGAAGGTGATGCCGTCATCTCCCTTGGCGAAGGCGTCGTGGCGGGCAGCATTAGCTAGAAGGAAGCTCGCACCGAATGCGTCAGACTCGTAGTAGGTCACATCGATCTGCTCCGGGTTGTTGAAGTACAAATTGGAGTGCGCCACCGGGACGTTCTCTTCCTTGAACTTAACATCAAACTTCCTGACCTCGTGAACAACCGGCCCGAACTCATCGAATGCGAATCGATTGTTCTGGACGCGCTGAGGGTAGTACGTGCCACCCGCTGCCCACTGGTAAGCCGGGGTAACGGTTCCGAAGTTGTAGCGAATGTTCTTCTGCACGAAACCACTCATGTATCCCCCGCGCTCTAGGTCAAGGAATCCGGTTGCGTCCGGGTCAAGGAACGGGTTGGCCTCGTCGTCCACCACTCCGTAGAGGTATTCGAAATCGGCCTCAGCGGTACCACGGACAAAGATGCCGAAGCGCCCGGTGGTCGGTAGCACCTGAGCGGCCGGAATTAGCCAGCGGCCGGTGTAGACGCTGTTGACGAAAAGGCTAATGTTAACGTCGCCGTTGCTCAACTTCTCCCACTTGGCGTCAATGTCGTACCACTCCTGCGTCAGCATTCCGAACTGGTATCCCACGCCATCGGTCGCGTCGAATTCCGGAACCCAACTGTAGGTTCCACCAGTAGGCATCTGAGAAAGCGAGACCTCATTGTGGTGGGTGCGGCTCTCGGCCTCAACGGTGGTGGTCGGAGAGAATTCGAAGTTGTATCCACCGCGCCCGTCGTCACCGGCGATGTGCAATCCGGCAATCCAGCAAGCGCTCTCATTAGAGAAACGCATACGGGTGCCGAAGTACGCCGTCTTAGCGGACAGGTCGAGCTTCATCGGATGCTTTAGCACGTGGTACGTATTCGCGGCGGTTGAATTGTTGGTCAGGCGAACGAAACCGTCCTGCTGAGACTGTCCCCCGGCGCTCCAATCGTAGTAATACGTTGGGTGGTCACCGTTAGCCACGTAGCTCATGTAAGAGGTCACCTGTGAATAGTGATTGTCCTCCAACGACCCATACTTTCCGCGCTCGGTAACGACCAAGCGGCCTGTGTAGGAATTCTTCCACGAGTAGAATTCGTCCAGCTTGTCCAACTGCTGCTGCTCTTCAAGGGAGTAAATTACCTTCTTGTTGAGCACGTGGGTATCCGGACCTGGCACAACCATGTCCCCGCCGACAATGATGTAGTTGCCGGTCTGCAACGTGTAGTAGGCGTATTCCTTTCCGATGTAGGCCAGGATTTCACCCTCGATATTGATATCAGAGTGGTACGGCCAGAAATTAGCGGTCGCCTGAGCAACCCACAAGTCGGTCCCGCCGATTAGTAGGTTCTGGCTCATCGTTGAGGCGCGGAGAAGGATGGTCTCTTCCTCGGCGTCCCATACGGTCTCCATCTTGGGAATACCGTTGCTGGAATCTGAGTAATGGGCAGGCTGGTACTTCACGTCAACCGAATTCGACTCCAAGTCGTACCCGATTTCCATGTCAATAACGTCCGGAAGCTTCTGCCCGTTGCTTACCGCGTCAAAGTTCCAGTCAACCGCCTTGTCGGAGTACATGGCAGCGCGAGCACGAATCTGCAATACGTCGTTCTCGTCGTAGAAGATGGCCGTCTGAGTGGCCTCCGCAATGCTAGCGAATTCCTTCCAAACGGTGTTGTCCTTTTCCGGCCAGTAGAACGGGATGATCTGTCCGTAGTCCTGCGCTGCTCGGGAGTATGCGTAATTTGTGTGGCCTAGGTAATCCATGATCTGCCACACCACCGCACCCGCCGCCGTGTTTTCATAAAACACGACCGGCATGTTCTCTTCCTGCAAGAAAATAGATGAGTCCTGTAGGTCAACGTCAACCGTCGTCTGACCCTCAACACCCCACGTGTCGGTCCACATGGTGAATTCACGAACGTATTCGTACTTCGAACCGCTCTGTGGAGTCGCGTCGATTCCCAGGTCAAGCGTAAACTTGATCTTCTTGTCGATCATCCCCTTGTATAGCGATGCAGTATTGTGGTTATTGAAACGACCGTCGATGTTGCTCAGCTTGACCTTGGCCTTGTTCGCGCTAGCCTTGCCGAGAGGCGCAAGGAACGAGCGGTCCGCGACCTCCATCTGCACGCTGTAGGAGATTAGGTAAGGTGTTAGGTCATTCTCTAGGCGTGCGCCTACCTGCAATACGTCCACGTGGGCGTACGGCTGGTTCATGGAATATACATTGAGCCTGACACCCTGAATTACCGCCGGGTAGTCAAGGTTACGGGCAATATCCCACCCGGTGCGTCCACGGTAGAGGGTGGCGGTGCCATCGGATTCCAGAGCCACGTTGGTAGCCGCCGGGAACCACGAATTACCGTCAAGCGTGTACTCAACGGTGTAATCGACCGGCTTGGCGTAGCTGGTCTCAAATCCCAAAACGATCTTGTTGGTTACTACCGGCTCGTCGTAAACGACGGCAATCTGAATCGGGGCATCGAAATCGTACGAGCCGTCTGCATTCTGGACAAGCTTGGTAACCTGCTCTGATCCGAAATACTTGTACGGGTCTGTCGGGCCTGCCGGGTAAAAGCGAGATGCCTGCGGAGTGTCACGCGAGGCTCCCAGCGGCTTGACCCCGGCGTCAAGGCGAATCTTCGCAATTCCGGTACGCGGACGATTCGGCTGTGCAACGCTCTGCACGTCACCGAATGCTGCAATCCAGTCGGGATCAAACTGCGCCGGAAATACCGTGACCTGCGGTACACGGAAACGGTTGTATTCCCACTCAGCAGTGAGACGCGGCTGGACGGCAACCGCGTGCTCACGCTGAATAGTGTTCTTTGCTGCTGTTGTCGCAGGCTTCATACTTCTTCTAGCTCCACATCTACATTCCAGAAATCGAACGCGCCTCGCTTGCTGAGGGTCGCGGCGAAGCTGCTCATCATGACGGACACGGTTTCATTCGTGCCGTCACCGTAGAACACCTTCAAATCAAACGCGCCCGGCTTGGTGTTATACCAAGTCTGCATCTCGTTCTTTCCCCAAAAGCCGTCCACTGTGAAGAGAGCGCTCTGAGGCAAGTCCGCCCACGAACACGAGAAAGTACGCTTGTCAGCAACGATGTACTTACGCATCGTTCCGTTAGCCATACGGGTCTTTTCCTCGATTCGATCATTCTTGATTGCCAATTCTGACCTATTGTGGTCAGTAATCTTGTTGCCGCCCCAGGTCATGAGGGACGGCTTCAAGAACGTCCTTACCATCAGTTAATCACCCTCGTCCTACCAGTCTTTGCGTCAATCTGCTCCAACGCGCGCTTTACGCCACGCTCAAAGTCAATCTGACTGTCAAAGCTGGAATTGCTCATATCAATATCTACATTGTATGTGTTACCCAATCCGGAAGCAACATTATCCTGCAACTTCTCCGTTAGTGGAGCGGTCAATACCGTCTCGCCCTTGTGGAGATTGGCAAGGGTGTTGTCGTACCTGATTGTTCCACCCTTGTATAGCTGAGGAATCCTGTCAGCCGCCGGTAGGTAATACTGGTACTTGAATCCGGAAGAAGCGTTTAGAGCATTTCCGTCAACGCGTGGTCCGTGGCCTGAGCCCGATTCCACAGAGTGACCAGCGAAGGTACCCGCGACGTGGCTACCCGGATCGACACCGATACGGAATACGTTTGCGGCAGAACCGCCACGCTTCCAACCGTCGATTTCCTTACCACCAGCGAAGCTAGCAGTTGCCCAGCGGCGGCCGTACGGCGGAACCTTTCCGAAAACTGCGTTCTCGATGATGCTCATGAATCCGGAACAGTCCGCACCGCCAGCGCCAGCGCCACCCCAAATGTACGGAGTACCCATCATTGAGCGGGCTACTGCCAATACCTTTGCAACGCTTCCTCCGACGCCTCCGGTGTATCCGAGAGCGTCAGCCGCACCCTTACCAACCGGCCCGGCGTTGGCCGCTGCCCAAGCGCCATTTGCGGCGTCCTTGGCAGCCTTTGCCATAATACCGGCGTTAAGGATTTCACGCATTCCGATGGCCTGGCCTACGAGACCACCGCTAGAATATCCCGGAAGACCGGCCCACGTACCTAGCTTATCGATACCGATACGCTCTACGGCTTCCTGTGGGAATACGAACTCACCCTTGTGGACAATACCGGCTGGCTCGTACTTTCCACCGTGGCCGGTGTAACCACCCGTCGCGTAGCTCGTGCTACCGCCCATGCCACCCTTACCTCCGGTGACCTGGCGACCATTTCCGGTCTCGCGGATATTTGCGGGGGTTGACGGAAGCCACTTCGCGGCAGCACCCGCACCCACACCCGCATTAGAGCCGCCAATGTTCTTCGGCCAAACGCCAGTCTTTAGGAAGGTAAGCGCCTGCTCTAGCGTGAACGCCGCGCCAGAGTCGATCTGCTGCTGAATGAACGTACCAATCTGGCTCCATCCAATATCAGACTGCAATGCGGAAGCTGCCTTCTGGATATTCCAGTTAAGGTCGTTTCCAATTTCCTTCGACCACGTGCTAGAGTATCCCTGTAGCTGGTATCCGTAGCCCTGGTAGGCCGCGTTAATCTGCCCGATCTGCGTCTGCACCTGACCCACCGACTGCGGCACGAATGCCGTAATAGCGTCAAGCTGTAGCTGAATAGCCTTCTTGTCGGCCTCGTAACGGTCGTTGCTCGCCTTGATAGAAGCCTGCGTGCGCTTCTGGTCAGCGTCCTTTGCTGCGTTTACCGCGTCTTCCTCGGCCTGCTGCAAATCAGATAGAGCGTCCTTCTTGTCCTGAATTGCCTTGACATAAGCGTCACGATCTGTCTCGATCTGCTTGATCTGCGCCTGTAGCTGCTCAGTCTTCTTGGCATTGGCCTTAGCCATTGCCGCTTCCTGATCGTCCATCCTCCAACCCTGAACCTTGGCGGTAGAGTTGTTGTAAATCTTGGCAGCCTCGTCCAAGTTTCCAGAATTCAGCGCTGCGTTGAAGTCGGTGTTGTCATTCGACAATTCGGCTAGACGAGAGATGCGAGTCTTCTCGTTGTCGAATAGCTCCTGACGTACGTCGTCCTCCTTCTTTAGCGCATCGATCTGACCGTTGATAGCCTCGATCTTTCCATCGGCAGCAGTCTTCGCCGCCTCCATGTCGTTATCGTAGGTCTTGCCTAGGGCCTTGTACCTTGCGGCAATTCCCTTTAGCTGAGACTCAAAAGCTGCCTGACGCTTGTCTCCACCGGCCTGAATGCGGTCCGCTGCTGCCTGCTCAGCCTTGCTGTAGGCGTCAGAAATCTGGCTTACGTAGGTGGAGATTGTTCCACCGTAAGCCGACTTCATTTCGTCCGCGTACTGCGAGCCCGTGGCAATAGCGCCCGTGGTGTTCATCGCGTCCTCTAGACTGCTAATGTCCCCGGCAGCCGTCTGAGCCGCGTCACCGAGCTTCTTGACACCATCGGCGTTTCCGTCCATAGAACTCTTGAAGTGGCTTCCTAGCCCGGCAATCGTAAGAATCTTCTGCTGGAAGTCAGTTAGAGCCTTGCCCTTTAGACCCGACGCCGCGCCAATGGCGTCAAGCATCGTCTTCCAAGCCTGGTAGTATTCCTTGTACTGGTCATTGTTCGTGATGCCCGCGCCTAGAAGATTCTTCTGAATCTGTGTGGCGGTGCCCTTCTTGTCCGCCGACGAGGCCGCAATCATCGCGTCACGAAGCTGGGTCATGGACGTGATGCCCATTTCCTTGAAAATCTTCGCGTTGTCACCCTGCGAGCGAATGTCGTTGAATGAATCCTTGAAGGTGTTGTTCAAGCCAGAGGTCAGCGACTTCATCGCGGAGTCGATCTGCGTCGGGTCTCCACTCTGAATTGCGTTAGCGATAGCGTTGTAAATGTCGTTTCCAACATTCTTGAACATGGCCGATGCGTCGTCACCTAGAAGGCCGTTGGCGGTTCCGCGAGCGCTTCCCGGCGTGGTCAAGCTATTCCACAGCGAGCCCGTCCATCCACCGCTTAGGTGGAAATCAGGATTCTTTGAGGCGTCGAGCGCGGTCTGAATCTGGCTGTTGATGGCGTCAGCAACCGCCTGCGGGTCTTCAAGATCAATCTTGTCGAACCTGATGTTGAGCTTATCGAAATCAGACTGACCGATACCGGCAGCCTTTAGCGCAACGTCAAATGCCATCTTGGCCTGAATTGCGGTTCCACCGTCCACGCGGACCTTCAAAGCCTCGTTCATGGCAAGGCCATATACCTTGTTCAAGTTCCCCTTGGCCTCGCCTAGAGCGTCAACCAATCCCTGATTCTGGTCCGACAACTGCGTTGCGGCCTTGCTCAAAGCACCGAAGCGCTTAGACGGATCGAACTTTCCGGTGATATCTTCAAGAGACTGTCCGGTGTACCCCAGGATTGAGCGCCAGGTGTCGGTAGACTTGTTGATTTCATCCTGACGACGGCTGGCACGGTTCATGTAATTATCGATTGCCAGCCACGCGATTCCGGCCGCGACAAGTCCGGCGGTCATGAGTCCCGGACCCGTGGTGAATAGCCACTTAGCTCCGGAGGCGACAGCGCTGAACGCACTCTTTCCAAGGTTCTTCACCTTGCCGAATCCCGCGCCGATTAGGCTGGTTCCCGCTACACCCTCAGTTGCCATCGCTGCCTGAGCCACGCGAATTGCCTTGATCTTCTGGACAACCTGTCCGATGACCGGCGCAAGCATGGCGAAAGCGATTGAGCCCTGAATAAGATTTGTTGCAATGCTACCAGAGCCGTCAACCATGCTGCCCATCATCGTTGCGCCAATTGCTAGCGCGCCGACGTTGGCACCGACCTTGCCCCAGGAAATTGCGGTCTTCTCCGCGTTGGCAGCTACCTTTGCAGACGCCTCGGCAGCACCTTCCTTACCCCACAATAGCGGGTTGGTCTGAGTCGGGGCTACCTTCTGTCCGGCAGCCGGTCCCCAAAGATTTCCACCAGAATTAGCCGCTGTGGTGGCGGTCATCGCGCTTGATGCGTTCCTGACCCCGCCCATTTCGGCAATGTTGATTTCTTCCTGTAGAGCAAGACGCTGCTCCATGATCTTGACCAATTCCTGCATACGCAAGGCCAGGGTGGCGGTCGCCTGAGCGGCCTTGTCCTTGGTCTGGATAGAGGTCGCCGTCAGCGCGTTGTCCGCTGCTGTTTCGTCATTAAGCATCTTGAATCCGGTTAGAAGGCGTCCGGTGGCTCCCGCAACCTTCATAATCGTACCCGCGAAGTTAGCGAAAATACCGACAACCATCATCAACGGACCGGCGACACCCATGATAATTCCGAACCACTTGGCCGCAGTCTTAATCGGGCCTGGTAGGTCGGTAAGGAACTTGACGATATCGCCTAGAGCGCCAACAACCGGGATAAGCGCCTCTAGGATCGGGGCACCCATCTTGGTCAGGTCGGCCTGTAGAGTCGCAATCGCAATCTTCATACGTCCGGAAGACGACTGCTGGAACTGCTTAATTTCGGCGTCGGCTACCTGCGCCCATTCCTGCGTGCTCTTCTTGGATTCCTCAATCGCCTTCGCGGTCTGCGAGAACTCCGTGCTCGTGCCCGCAAGGGCAGAGCCAAGGTTCTGCAAAACAACGTTCATGCGGTTGAACTGGTAGGTTCCGAATAGAGACTTAATCGCGGCCTGCTGAGTCAGCGCGTCAAATCCGGCCATCTGCGGAGCAAGGGCCTTTAGGGTTTCGAATAGGTTACCACCGGCAGACTTGACAACCTGCTCAATGGAAATGTGCATAGCATCGAATGCGGCCTTCGCCTCGGCAGTCGGGTTGAGCAAGCGTCCGGTCGCGCTCTTTAGCGCGTTAGCGCCCTGAACGGCGTCAACTCCACCTTCCTTCATGGCAACCATAAGGACACCGAAATCCTTGAATGAAACGCCTAGAGACGCCATCGAGCTAGCCGCACGCGGAATCGCCTGCGCGAAGTCCTGGGTCGAAAGGCTCGTAGCGTTTTCAAGGTCGTTCATGTAGTTGAAGGAATCTCCCAATTCCTTCGTGCTCATCTTGTAGGTATTCATGAGCGTGATAGTCATGGACATTGCGTCCTGTAGGTCAAGTTCACCTAGCGTCGCAATACGGGTTACCTGAGCGGTGTCCGCATACAGGTCGTGACCCTTCCTACCAATAGCGGCAAGGTCCGCCGTTACCGACAGAGTATCCTTTAGAGATGCTCCGTAGGTCTGTGCCAGCCTCGTCGCATTGTTAAGGCTGTCAACGCGGACCTGAGCAAGCTCGGCCTCCTGGGAAGCCTGCTTTTCCAGAGCGTTTCCGGTTACCTTTGTGTTCGTGTCGTAAACCTTGGTAATACGGGTAAGCTGCTGGTCAGCCGTGTAAGCTAGCTTTGCTAGCCCCGCGCCTGCGAGTAGAAGAGGCATGGTGAAACCGGCCGTGATCTGGCGACCGGCCCACTGCGTGTTCTTACCCCAATTCTGCGTTGCGGTACCCATTGCCTGCAACGTGGAAAGCATTGTGCCGTACTTGGTCTGCGCTGAGACCAGTTCCGGAGTAATGTTCTTCGGCAGGTACAAATCGGTGGTGTTGTTCTTGCCATTCGAATCGGTCTTCCACTGAATAGCAGAAGCCTTACGTAGCTTCTCCTGCTCGGTGTAAACGTCGCGTAGAGTCTTGCGGAATTCTCCAAAGTTACGCATAGCGCCGGTAACGCTGACCTTCTGATCCATGATGGCCTTGGTCAACTGCTGAGACGCGCTAACGGTCTTTACCGTGCGTACCTCAAAGGCACCCGTGGCCTGCATCATCTGATTAAAGCCAGGGGTGAGTACCTTGTGGACGTTCTCGCCCTCGCGGACCATTGAGGTGAATCCGTTGCGGAGCGCGTTTACCTTGTCTAGCTGCTGAGCGTACTGCTGTGCATTATTGACAAGCGGACCCTTGGTACGGGCCGCGTCCATTTCCTTTGAGAGAGCGGCAAACTGAGCCTGCAATGCTGCAAGCTCAGACTTCACCGGACCGAAGTCGGCGCTACCGCTAAACCTTACTACTACGCTTTCGATTTTGTTTCACTCCGATTCGGGCTCAGGGGTTATTCGAAAACGATACCGAATTCCTCAAACTCCTGGCGTTCGACTGCTGCGAAACCGTGCATCTTCTCATTTGCACGGCGCTCAATTTCTCGGCGCTTCTCTTCAATTGCGTCAACCTTGTGCTTAGTAAGGTCGATGCCCTGAATTCCGGCCTGGAAGACTCGCGTTTCTTCCTGATCCTGCCTAATCGCTTTGAGCATCCAGTCGAGTTCGATTAGGCTAATGTTTTCTTCTAGTTCGTCAAAGCTCTTCCAAGCCCCGACTTTAACGAATACCTCAGCCTCTAGATCAGCGAGGCTGATTTCGCTTAGTTCTGTTCCTGCTGAGCCCTCATCGCTGCTTCCACCAATTTTGGGTCATTCAGCTTCACGCCCAGCATTACCTCGATAACCTTGTATACGGTCTCTAGGTCGAATAGGTCTTCCGCAAGCTCCTTGCCGGTCTCCGGGTCCGCGAGCGCCGGGCGCTGCTTCTTCAAAAGAACGATGCAGGTCTCCAAAAGAATGTCTAGGGTCTGGTCGGTGTCCTCAGCCTCGCCAAGACGCTGTAGAACCTTGTTTCCTGCCTTCAATAGCTTGATGCTGGCTGGCTTTAGCTCAACAGTCGTGTCGTCCTGTAGCGGAACGATTACTACCTCGTAGATGTTCTGTGCTGACATGTTATTTTCTCCTCTTTCTAGGTTGCTTTGATTTTATCAGTTTCGGGATTCATAAGCAAAAACAAAACCCCCGCCGAAGCGGGGGTTTTGCGAAGCTTAAAGTGGCCTATCAGGCACCGAAAGCACGGTCACGAACCGTACCGTACGCGGTACCACCTGAAACGGCGGTACCCGGAAGGCAGCGGAAGGAAACCGGAAGAGCAGTTGCGGCGTCACGCTTTAGGCTGTGGGCCGTGGTCTGCGTCTGAATTGCACGAGTTACGTGGTATAGACGCTGAACCTTGTCGCTTGCAGTCTGGCGCGGAGCCGGACCAACGAACGCAAGTGCGCGCTCGTTCGGAGCCTCGCCTAGCGAGCCACCTTCAATCGTTAGAACGCGGTTGACGTCATCAAGCGTGTCGCTTGCCTGACCCCAAACAATCACTAGATTCTCTAGAGTTGCCTCAGAGAAAGTCGTGTTGACCATAACCTTCATTCCAGACTTGAAGATAACCGCTGAGTCAAGTAGCTGGTCAACAGTTACGTCTCCGTAAGTTGGCTCGTACGAGACCTCAACACCACCATCGGTGAATCCAACATTCTTCCAGGCCGCAGCGCCGTCTAGTAGATCCTCTGCACGAGACGTGGTATCGGTTCCGAGGATGGACGGAAGTACGGCACCCGCAGTGGCATCTGCTACGAAGAACGCGGCAGCACCGACAATAACCTTCTTGCTATCACCTACACTGTATGGCATAGTATTTTTCACCTCCCGAGTGAATTCAATAAATTTCAAAACTATTCGCTGGCTAGGCGCTTCTTAATTGTTATGGTATAGTGCTTCGTTCCAAAATGCAAAATTACGGCAATGGCTCGTCATTTCCATCATTCGTGTACTTCACGCGCACGGTGATGGTTGCCTGATTCGGGTCATTTTCGTAACCGCTCGGAGTGCCAGCATTCGACGCTGCAACCCAAATTGTCTTGTAGTTGTACGCCGTGTACTCGCTGCCCAACGCGTTGTCCGGGTCGTAGATGAAATCGTTGACCCTATCCGCTGTCATGTCGAAACGCTTCAACAGATTGAGGAATAGAAGCACAAGCTGACGTAGCTTGGTCTGATCCGTCGAATAGATCGTGTAGATAACCGTGTCGGTCTGCTGGTACCACGAGTCCGCATCAATGCTATTCGTATACCACGAATAAACGATGTACGGGTACGCCCCCACCCCGGCCGTCGCGTCCATTGCCTGAACGAACTGCGCCGACTCCTGAATCGGAATGATCGGAATGAGGCCGTTGTAATCGGCCTTGTTTAGAATTCCCTCGTGGTCGTCGGTGTTTTCAATCTGTGACCATAGCCACTTGTTCACCGCGAACACTGATGGAATGTGCTTAGCTACCATATAGTTCTCGCCTCCTTACTGCTGCTTCTGCAATAAACCTATTTGCCTGTACGTCCAGCGCTGCCTCGACCTCGCGCTGAGCCTCTGCGAAATGCTCGCCTCCGGTGAGCCCTAGGCTCTTCGTGGCAACCTTTCCTGATTTGATCGACGCCTTGGCATTCTGCTCTAGCTGCAACTTCATCGTAGCGGCTAGTTCCTTCTCCACCCTCGGCATAATGTCGTTACGCATGTGGTCCGCCGCTAGGGAGTCGTAGAATTCCTTGAATGCGGTGGTGAACTTGTGGGTGGTCTTTCCGCCACCGGCCGAATCGATGTGGACCGGCCCCTTGCTGAGCATCACGTCCCCACCCTGCTCTTCCGGCATATTGGGACGACGGAGCGGATCACCGTCCGTACCCCCGCCCTTGCTGGCAGAGATTACGTAGGCGAGGTACTGAGCAAGCTTTGGCGTAATATCCACAGGCAGTCCGTACTCCATGACCGTCGCCTTGAAGTGGAATACATGAACCCCATGCTTTACCACACGACCTCCCGGCCCCGGCTTCAACAAAATAGGGTCAACCGGCGTTGGTCGGGTGGACGGCAGGAAAATGAATCCAGCCGATGCGTCTGAGGACTTTCCGGTGAACTTGTGAGCCCACAGGCGGTACGCGCTATTTCCTACCGTCTCTTCGTACGCCCTGAAATGCTGAGGCCACTCGTAGACGTGCATGAACTCGTGCGGGGAATTCGTCGCCTTGTTGTCCAGCCATAGGTCGAAGAAATCAGACAACCTCGCGTGCGCGTAGCGCAACACCGAATTGATGTAGAACGGAGTCTTGACCTTGGCGGTAAAGCCGTTCAGCGTGCCCATGACGGACATTGCTCCGGAGGCGTCCATTCCAAATTCCGCCCCGCCCGCCATTACTGAACCTCGGCCTTCTTCAAAACCGTTGTGTTTCGAATGTGCTTGCCGAACGGGTCGTGGACCGGGGAAACACCCTGGCATTCCCACACAATCGGCTGGCCGCTGTCCTCGTGTAGCCAGAGGTAGTCTGGCAGGTTCTTGTGGCTACGGATATTAGTCACGAACGTCTGGCGATTGAGTAGAACGTCCTTCGGGAAATCGAACTGAATGGATTCGATAGCCTGATAGTCCTGCTGCACCATGATTTCGCGGTTAGCGCTGGAACGGTAGCCTAGAGCGGTGTACGAGCGGGCGTAGCACTTAATGTCAAAGTTGCGGGTAGCCATCTGACCTCCCGGCGCAAATCCCTGCGGGTCATTTCCCTCTGGCACCCAAACCGTCTTCACCTCTCCGGAATCCGGATCGGACACGAACTCGTAATGCCCGGCCTCGTCAGCTACCGGAGACGCGCTGTCTCCTGCGACCAACCTCGGGATTACGGTTGCCCACATGGTGAAACGAGCGGCTACGAGCGACTTGCTCAAAGGAGAGTCATTCCTGTCTTACGGCGGTACGGACCCAACAGCAAGTCAGCACGGGCATTTCCGGTTCCTCGGAATGCGCCAGGGTGGTACGTGAAGCTGTCCTGCTGAATCTTTAGAATTTCTAGGTAACGGTCGCGGTATCCCGAATCTCCGGTGATGTAGTCATTTGCCAGCAAAAGCGCCGCCTCCTGAATATCCTCCGGTACTGCGGCGTAGCCCCATTCTCCTGTCACGGTGTAGGTCGCACTAGCGTTGAAGTTCTTCACATACCATGCTGGCACACGGATAACCCCGTTGTCGTCGGGAATGAATTCCTCCGGAGGGGCCTCCCTAAGCTCTAGCAATACGTCGTTTGAGACGATCAGGGAGTAGCCGTCAGCACCGACCCTGACCGTGTTTGGCAAAACTCCGTTGATGGAGGTGAGCCTGTTCAGGCGGGTGTCGAGCAAGACCCTCTGCGCCCCGGTGCCACGAATATTGCGACTACCCTTTCCGAAATACCCGAACTTCTGGCCGGTGTAGGATTCGATAACTACACGAACGCTGGCCTCAATGTCCGCAAGGTCTCCGGATGGCACGTTGGCGTCATCGAAAATCGTCCTAAGACGAGAGAAGGAAGCGATTGGGGTAACTACCTCAACTTCCTGTGTGCGCTCAAAAGTGATATCGGTGGTGTCGGTCCACACAATGCTCAACGTGCCGTCGTAGGCGGTCTGCTGCCAGGCCAGCGGTACGGTGTACTTTCCATCAGTCGGAGTCAAATCCTCAAAGGCAGTAAGAGAAATGCCGTCACGGTAGACGGTAGCGGTCAATGGACCCGGATGCGGGTGCTCAAAGACTACGCTGGCATTTGTGTCACGGTATACGCTCATATCCCTATTGTATTTCTCCCTTAGTTATTTTTCAATCAGACGTTGTTTGCGACATTCCAGGAAAAGTCCAGATAGACGTAATCAGTCTGCAAAGCGATTGCCGCCACACAGGTGTACGTCACACTGCCGGTTGCCGGATCAATGTCGATTCGAAGTGGCGAAACATTGGAGTTGTATCCATCCAACCCCACCTGGCGACGGCTGAGTCGGTGCGTCGGTCGGTCGCCAGCGGCCAGGGTGCAAAAGACGCTGGAAGTGTTTGCCGCAACGGCAGCGGTAATCATCCCGTTCATAAAGCGGCGGGTGCCCAATCGAGTGATCTGCAACTTCTCATAAACAGGGTTATCGGTGGTATGTCCATCGGCCCAATTCGCCCAGCCGTTAATCAACGCCTGAGCCGACACCTGAGGGGTGGTGTACTGCCACGTCGTGCCGTCGTAGACGGCGGAAGCCTTTGTGTCAGTTTCGAAGATAGTCATTCCGGCGAACAGCCCGGCGGACGGCCTTGTCGTGGACGTGCAAATGACAGAGGCGGCAGCGGCAATGCCAGCCTCCATGTAATTCATGCGCGTGGCACTGAGCGGGGTGGCTCCGTCAACCCACGTCTGCTTTGTATAGCTCATTAGTTAATCATCTCTTTTCTAATCACGACTCAAACGCCGTCTCGTAGGTGTTAGACCAGTTCAGCCAGTGACCAGACGCAGTAATGTTGTTTGCTGTACTGATTCCAGCCCCAACAACGTTTTCATTGGCAGACACAACAAACCACATTCGGCGGTTTGTCGAGGTGGCGTCGTATCGGTTGATACACCATCCTGCCGAAATTCCCGAACCACCATTCATTCGAGCAGGCCCACCGACTGAGTTTGCCCCGAATACTGAGATTGCTGAGGCAGGGCGGTAGCCAGTCGGATAATCCACGAGAATGTATCCATTCTTGCCGCTGTAGTTAGTGGTGCTTCCGACCGCAAAGTACCCCTGCAAATCAATCTTTCGACCCGTGCGGAAGAAGCGACCCGCCAGACCGCCGTTGCCGATAACGATTCCAGTGCCTAGGTCGGTGGTCGCGGCGGTGGCACCGAGAGTGAGATTGACCGCCCAACTCTGCCACTGTGTATCGAACATTACCCACTTAGTAAGAGTGGCGTCGTAAATTCCCCACGCCTTCGTGTCCGTCTCGAAAATTCGCATTCCATCGAACAATCCGGTGGATGGGCGGGTAGTGGACGTGCAAGTCTGGAAGTCGGCGTTGAAGATACCGGCCTCGATGTTGTTGAGACGCGTGGCACTAATCGGGGTGCCCCCGACTGAATCGTTATTCCAAGTCTGCTTTGTATATGACATAATCTATTCTCCCTTACCTTACCTTGTACCTAATGTAAATCGGGCTACCGCTGGTTCCCGAGGACTGAATATCCGAGCTACCAGCCGAACACCAATACTGAACTCCTAGGGGCACGGCAGCACCAGTGCCGACCCACTGACCGAAAAGCTTTACCGGAATGGCGATGCCGACTCCCGTTGCCGTAGAGTATTCAGCGCCATCGAGAATATTCGAACTCGGGTTTCCATACATTCGGATAAAAGCGGTGGAGGCGGAACCAATTCCCCATCGAGGACAATGGAATTCCGCGTCCACGATGCGTCCGGCGGGGGTTGTGACGTTGTATACGCCACTTGGAATAGCTGCCGGGGTGCCGGTAAGCGGGAGTGACGAAGAGTAACTAGTGCTGTAGAGAAGGTAATTCCACGTATGCAACTTAATCCACGAGCTTGTGCCGCTGTTGTAAACCCACTCACCACCATCAGCCTGCGTGGAGGACTGAACAAATGCAAGCAAATTGTCGTAAGGAGTGAGCAAATCGCGGGCGGCGATGGTTGCAACGGCCACACGGTCTCCGTCGTAGCGGAATCGTGTGCCGTCGTAAGTAAGCCTGAAACCTGTATCGGATTCGTATACTCGATATCCGGTAGTCATTCCAGAGAGCGCCACACGCTGAGCCTTGGTCATGACTACCCCGGCGACCTGCTCGATACCAGCCTCAATGTAATTAAGGCGCGCGGCAGTGATGGGCGTAGCGCCTGCCTGCCCATCACTCCAAGTCTGCTTTGTATACGTCATAATGCTATTCTCCTTCCTTAATCATTATTTTTCAATCAGATGCCAATAGCGATGTAGTGGACCGGGATGGTCGCGGTAAGGTTCGCACCAGCCGATCGGACGACAATCCAGCATCCGGTGGCCGTGACGCTATCAATCTCGCAATACGTCGCATAGGTGTTACCCGATGAGGGAACCGCCACGACCACGGGCGCGGCGGTGAATCCCGTCCACGTTGGGGTTGGAATTGCGTATGAGATATTGCTGAACACCGCATTGATAATGCCCGTGACAACCTTTAGTCCCGCCGCGTTCTGCACACCGTTCAAAAATGGGATGGCCGCGTTGGCAGCGGCAATTCCGTCTTCCATGTTGTTGAGGCGAGCGGCGTTGATCGGAGTATTCCCGTTCACGCCGTCCACCCACGTCTGCTTGCTGTAACTCATTTCTTAGTTTCCTCCTGGGTAATATGTGCCTGGGTACTGATAGCTGTTCGGGTACATCGAGGTCGGGTAGCTCGTATCGCCCGGATAAGTAATGTCCGCCGGATATTCGTTCGTAGCCGCCGGGTAGACCGACGTGCTCGGGTACGGAGCGTATTCCGGATATGGGTAGAGGGACGTGTTAACAATGGCATCGCTCGCACCGACGTATAGCGGCGAGGTGCGGAGGATGATGAATGTGGTCGGATCGTTGGACGGTAGGTAGAAATTGTAATTACCGTCCGGCAGGTAGCCGTCGAACGTAAGCTCGTTCGTTCCGTCCCAAATTGTGAACTGAGCCGTGTAAAGCTGGCCCGGTGGTGGGTTGTTGATATTGTCGAAGTACGCCCAACCTCCGGTAGCCATTCCCGTGCTGGCAACCATATCTAGCTTCATGTTGTTTAGCGCGAAACCAACGTCCTTGCGGCCAAGCTCGGTCCACGTCCCGTTCAATCCGGTGGGGGAGGCGTCAAATGCCACCGTGGTACCGCTCACATGACGGAAGCGAACCCACCGATGATTAGTGGCATTGTAGGTTAGTGCCGCTACGCTTCCGGCCGACGTATCAATATTGAAAGTGCTATTGAGCACGGACATGCTGAACTGAAAGTAATTGCTAGCGCCTGAACCCACTCGGTACATCGAAACAATGGTGTAATCGGTAGGATCAAGTGAGCCATCGGCAGGAATTACTTCCAGACATAGCGTCGATCCGGTGAGGTCTAGGTTCGCGGCGGTGAGGGCATCAGGTGCCATACCATCAGCCCTAATCGCCAGCCTGCCGTTGACGATTGATACGGAGCCTGCGGCAGAGAGAATATACCTTGACGTGTCTACCGTGGTGCCAGGGAATGTTTCAACGTATGCGGCAGCCTTAGGCGGCGGGGCGATGCTAAGCTGCACGCCCACTCCGTTACCGGACCCGCCGGAATAAGTGGCAGTATAATCCCCGGTGGCTCCCGCTGCCGACTGTGCGAAATGTCCGATGTAGTGCGACGTGTCGGTGTTGTTCGTCGGGAACGTTGACGTATTTGATTCCTGATATACGTCCTGCGTCGCGGTCGGAGACACGGTGACCGTCGTTCCGCTGGCCGTCGTACGCTCCTGCGAAATCAGAATTACGTCAGTCGCTACCGGGGTGGTAATCGATGAGGCGGTAACCGCCACCGAAGAAACTCCATTGCGAGTCCACGGGGTGCCAACGATATCGATAGCGCGTGCTCCGGTGTCATACCACACTGCGGTTAGCTGAGTAGCCGGGGCTCCCGTGTTGTACCCGATGGTGAATGTGTTTCCAGCAACCAGCCCGCCGTTTCGTGTAAATACCTGAAACGACATGTTGTTGACACCGGCCGGATTAGAAATAAGGCTCGTCCAACCCGGAATCGTCCACACGTCCCCAATGCTGGCACTGCCCAAAACCAGAATGGCGGCATGCTGCGCGGCAACGCCTGCCGGAACCGTGAAAGTGCTCCCGGAGGCGTTGTTCGTGGCTAGCTGAGCAACCTTAGAAATTGTCATTAGGCCGCCTTGTAGAAACCAGACATATTGAACCAACTGTTGATTGGGGCGGTCTGACCAGAGTTGTTCACAAACACAACGGAGCCATCAGAATTGAAGTCCATACGGCCAGGGTAGGAAACGTTGGCGGTCGTGGTGTTCAAAACTCCATTCATCATGGCTACTAGAGACGGCCTGTAACCCACCGGCATTGTGCCCATCGCAAGCTGAACGCCAGCGTTGACCGCAACCGCCAATTTCGACATTCCTGAGATACGCACGTAGCCATCAGAATCCTTCCAATACTTTAGGTTAGTCCATGCCGGGTCGAAGGTGACAACATTGGCGTTGTATGGGAATACGAATTCTTCCGGCCCCGCTCCACCCGAGGCGAACTGCCAGGACGTGCCATTCCACTTGTAGAATCGACCGCTGTCAGCAGCCAGAACCGTGAAGCCCCTGTAGAGCAATGACGAGTAGTTTGTCGAAATCGCGTCGCGCGCTGTGTTGTTCGCCAACTCGGCCGGTTCCACCTGACGCCAAGCCGCACCGTTGTAGCGCATGAGCGACTGCAATCCGGTGTGAATGTAGGTGTCTCCGGTGGCGAGACCGGCCGCTGGGAAGGAGGTACCGCTACCCCAAAAATAGGTATTCTGCTTAACCGCTGGTCGGTAGATGACAGTGTTGGCCGGTGTTCCTGTTGGGATTGGGTCGGTCGGTCCTAGAACTAGGATTCCCGCGCCCGGCGTTCCTGCCGGTCCCTGAGCACCAGTGGCACCGTTAGCCCCGTCAGCGCCCTTAGGAATTGTTAGATTCAAGGTCTGGTTCGGAGATGCCCCGGTAATTGTTGCGGCGGCTGAGCCGCCAGCGGCGGCGGTGGTGACCGTGCCAATCGTCAGGGTATTTGCCGGACCCGTGGCACCCGTCGCGCCTGTCGCTCCTACGTCTCCGCGAGGAATCGTCAAGGTAAGAGTCTGATTTGGGGCGGTGCCCGTAACGGTCGCGCTCGCCGCTGTGCCCGGCGCACCTGTAGTGACCGTGCCAAGCGTTAGCGTATTAGCCGGGCCTGCCGGTCCGACGAAGACCGTTCCATTTCCATTCGTCGGGAAGGACGTGCCGGACCAAATGTAAAGCTTTCCATCTGAATTTACGAGGTATGCCTTACCCGCGTCTGCCGAGGTCAATCCGGTCGGAAGATTGGCGTATGTGGCAACGCTTCCGGCAATCGAGATGCCCGCACCCGGATCACCCTTCGGACCCACAATTCCCTGCGGACCCTGGATTCCCTGAATTCCCTGGATGCCCTGAATACCCTGGTCTCCCTTTGGAATGCTGAGGTTTAGGGTATAGTTCGGAGCGGTTCCGGTAATGCTCGCTGACGCCGGGGTGCCCGGAGAAAGCGTATTCACGGTACCTAGCGTGAAGTGGGCGTCCGCGCCTGGGTTACCTCGCGGAATGGTGAAGGATACGGTCTTAATGCCGTTAACGTCGGTCGTTACGGCAATTGCATCGGTTCCCGGCAACCCCGTGGACACCGGACCCATCTCGAAAACGCCCGGTGGCCCCTGCGGACCCGGAACCTTTACGGTTAGTACCGGAGCGACCGAAGGGGCCTGGACGACGATTACGTCGATTTCATCTGAGTCGAATGGCAAAGTCATTTGGTTGGATTATACCTTTCTACAAATTATTAGGCAATCACACTGTCGAGAATGAGCAATTGATCGAGTAGAAGCCCTGGTCACCCGACATAAGCACAACATCGCCGGTAGACGTAACATCCAAACGGCTAGAGACCGTGGTGTTGGAGATGGATGAGAATAGCAAACGGTTAGGTGGTCGGTATCCAAGCGGTAGCGTAAAGACAACCGTGCCGCTGGCTACGGCGGTACCCGTGCCCTTAATCAGACCTTCGATATACACCATGCCTGAGCCGGTCTTTCTGTATCGCGCCTGCTGATAATCGGGGTACAAGTAGTTCGTCCACGGGGAGTTAAGAGTAGGCAAAGTCCACGCGGCAGGATCAACACCCCCGCCGACCCACTGCCATACCGTTCCGCTCCAACTCCATGTACGGGTTGTGTCGGTCTCGATAACCTCAAATCCGGAGTGGAGAAGGGTTGAGTAGTTAGTCGAAATAGCGGCGCGAGCCGTGGCGTCCGCTACGGTGGAAATTCCGACCTGACGCCATGCCGATCCGGTGTAGACCATGAGCGAGGTAAGTCCGGTGTGGTAATACACATCTCCGCGACGGTTTCCGGAAGCCGGAAGCGACGTTCCCGTTCCCATGTCACGTCCATAAATGGAGTGAAGGTGGTCACCGGCAGCCGCCGTTGTGCTGGTCGTACCAATAACCAAGCTCGATGTTCCCGCGCCAATTGCGGTACGGGCGGTCGGAGCGTCGGCAGCGGTAATTAGCGAGCGACCCGTGGCCGTAGCGTCCGAGATATTCGTAGACGCTGGCTGGTAGTCTCCCGCCTTTGCTGTCGTGCTCGTGGTACCGATTGCAAGGCTTGACGTGCCCGCTCCAATTGCCGCGCGTGCGGTTGGGGCATCTGCTGCCTTTAGCACCGAACGACCCGTGGCGGTCGAATCAGAGATATCAGTCGCCACGTGGGTGTGAACGGTATTCGCCTTGCCAGACAGTCCGTTATCCACATAGGTCTTCTGAGTGGCATCGAGGCCGTCCGCATATGTCTTTGCGGCGTCGCGCTGAGCATCCACGTAATCCTTGCGAGTGGCCTCAGTTGGATTTGCCGCTGGGTTCTGTAGGTAGATGGTGCCCACGGAGAAGTAATTATCCGCATGGCGCTTCACAACCGCCCCGGCGACTGCATCTGAGCTTGGCGTGTGCCATCCGGTGTCGTGGTCGGTCGCGGATAGCTTGATTAGAATATCTCCGGTCAAGCCACCCGGACGGACTCCGTAGCCGCGCGGAATTCCTAGATTGAGAACCTGATTAGGGGATACGCCGGTCAAGGTAGCCGTAGCCGCCTGTCCCTCCGTCAGCGTGTTCACGGTTCCAATCGTCAAGGTGTTAGACGGGCCAATTGCACCCTGAACACCCGCCGGAATTCCTAGATTCAACACCTGATTCGGAGCGACGCCTGAAATAGTGGCGGTCGCGCTCGTGCCTGGTGTACGAGTAGTCACAGTACCAATAGTTAGAACATTGACCGAACCAGCCGGACCCTGCGGGCCAGCCGGACCCGGAGCGCCCGGAAGCTGGACAGTAAGAACCTGCACCGGGTCAGCCGGTGATGTTACTGTAATTACCTTTGGGCCAGCCATCAGTCTACCTGCGCGTATACCTTAACGTCACCCGCGAGGTAGGTGCGAACGTCGCCATCTCCACCGGCAATCTGGAAATTCCAGACGTAATCCCCGGCCGGGATGGTTTCGCAAATTGCGCTGCTCAGGTAAAGCCTTACCTCATTGCTGTCTGTGCCCTGCACTGTGCAGGCGAACGGGTAAGAGGTCGGAGCCGTAAACGACTGACGAATAACCGCAGAAGGCGTCGTGCCCGTGAGGTCAATCGGCACACCAGTGTCCGTCTCCACCTTTACGATGAATTCCTGCTTGTCGCCCTGCCAAATGGTCAGGTCAAGGTTCGACGGCAGGTTGGACGTGCCAACGTTGTCTACCGGCACGTCTCCTGGGAAAATAATGTCAGCCATTATGTATTACTCCTTAGTTTACTCGCAGAATTCCACGTGCGATTTCCTGTCCGTCGAAGGTCAGGTGGAAGTACATGGTGCTGTACTCCAACGCCGCTGTTTCTTCTGCGGTCATGTTCCAAATAACTGCATTGCGCTGTAGACGCAACTGAGGGAACCTCACCAAATCCCCGCGCTCTAGGGTCAGCACAAATTCACCCTTCGGAACAACCAACGGCTGTCCCTGGGAGTTTTTGAATTCGAACTTCTCAGCGAACGGCTGACCCTTAGAGGCGGTGAACATCATGAGTAGAAAGCCCTGGCTTCCTTCGGGGACGCCATAGCAAATCCGCCCTCGACCTCAATCAAGTAATCCGCGTCGTTCTCCTTCACGAGAGCGAACGGGTGCTCACGATTGAACTTGTATCCGCGAACCTCGTAGGAAGCGTTCAGGCGGGTCATCTTGATTAGAACTAGGTCGGCGTCGTCATCGTCGTCGGCCTCTTCCTCAATCTCGACCGGCGCGTCTTCCTCAACGTCCTCTTCGACCTGCTCCGGGTGGAGGCCCTTAATAAGAGCAACGTCCACGCCATCATTATCAAATTCTGCAATGATAGCGGCCTTGGTCATGGCGGACTTAACCTCGACACCGAATTCCTCGGCGTAGGCTAGAAGCTCGTCCTTCGTGTAATCGCTTAGCTGGGTAGCCATTTCAAATCTCCTTTGTTTCCTTGATTCTAACAATATTCTGATTCAGACGCAAAAAGGACCGGGGAGTTTCCTCCCCGGCCCCTCTTGGTCAATTACGATCAGGCAGAAACCTTGACGTTCTTGACAACGACGAATGCGTCGGTGTTCTCGATCTGCGTTCCAACGCGGCAGTACATGGTGTACTCAACCGTGTCCTTCTTCTCCTTGAACGCGCGGTAGACCTTGATTTCACGCTTGATTCCCCATAGGAGATTCTGCGGGAAGGTTAGCCAAAGCTCACCGTGCTGACCAGCGGCACCTGAGTAGGAGCCAGCCTGGGTCTCATCGAAGTACGGAACTTCCTGAACCGGGACGCCGAATAGCGAGCCCATCGAGAAACCAGCAGCGCCCTCAGTGCGGACGGTACGGTTCGTGTCACCGTAGAACTGACCGGCACCCTGACCAGCATCTTCTACAATGCTGTATAGGTAGTCCTGAATCAAGTTCGAACCAGTGAAGAACTTTAGCTGGTTACGCTTCTGCATGTAGACACGCGGCATAGCCTTTAGCGCCTTGTTTGCAGCAGCGCGGTTAAGCGGCTGACCACCGTTGTCAACGACGTGGCATGCACCGTCGTTACGGGCATCGCCCGAGATGGCCTGCTTGCGCCAACCGTTGAAAACCTTCAAAAGCGGGTCGGTAGAGCCAGTGTCACCGTTGATAGCAAGATCCTCTAGGTCGTTTCCGGCCTGAGTTGCCATTAGGCGAGCAATGTGGTCTTCTAGCGCTTCTCCCTCTAGATTGTCCTCTAGAGACTCGGTAGAAAGCTCCCAATCGAGACGTAGCTTCTTCGTAGTAATCGAAATCTTCGAGAAGTGTACGCCCGCGTTCTCTCCGGTGTCGGTAGCCTCAACGGCACCGCGAAGAAGACGCTTTCCAACTCCGATACGGTCGATTTCAAGCTCGTTGGAGCGCATGCGGATGGAACGGACCTGTGAACCAAGTACGGTTGCATCCCACATGTAGTCGATGAATCGGTCTGCCTGCTCTGGCTTCAAAAGTCCAGAACCGGCCGGGTTACCAATCTCAGTAGAGACAATAACCTTTTCTAGCAAGTTGTCACTCATTGTGAATTTTCACCTCCCAGTGAATTTAGATTTTTGTTGTTACAATGAGAGTTGTGGAACAGGTTCAGATGTTGTCAACTGAACCGAAGAAGCGCCCACCCCAAATTGAGCCCTTGGACTTTTCAATCCTAGTCTCTTCCTGCGACCCGCCAAGGTCACCGGACTTCTTAATTCCAACGCTCTTCTCGACTGCTGAGTACGTCTTCTCTACGCTCTCAACCTTCTCCGATACATTGGCAATATTCTTCTCTAGCTCTGCCTGCCTTGCAGCAAGCTCGTCAATCTTGGTCGCAACAGTGTCAAGCGCAGCGATTCGGTCGTTTACCTTGACCAACTCTTCTGCGGTCGCATCCGCATTTGCTTCCAAAGCCTTAGTGATTGTGTCAGAAAGATCAGCGAACATCTTAGCGAAGTCAGGGGTTTCGACAACCTCTTCCTCGGCCTCTTCCGCGCTTTCCTCGGTAACCTCTTCGTCAGCCGCTTCCTCGGTCTCAGCGGTTTCGGTCTCAACGACCTCTTCCTCTGCAACTTCCTCAGCCGGGGCCTCTTCCTCAGTTACCTCAGCGTCAGCCGCCTCAACGACCTCTTCTTCAACAACTTCCGGAGCCTCAACCTCAGCGGTTTCGTCCGTTACCTCAATTTCGTCTGCCATAGTGTTTTCCCTCCCCTCGACAGTCTTTGCAAAGTCATCAACGATGGAACGCATCTTCTCAGTTACGTCACCGCCGTCGCTTTCAAACCAGCCGATATTTTCGGTGGTGTTACCGCAGACGTTGCAATCCTTCGCCTCATCGCGTGAGGTGAAAGCAACTCGATCCGTACCACACCAGAACACGTTTTCTGCTACTACCTCGATTGCCATGCCGGACGCGGTAAGCGTGCCGTCTGCTGCCTTGGTAATGCTGAAAATGTCGCATAGCTGGTTGGCCGGGCTATCCACAAGGGAAAGTTCAATGAGGACGTACTTCTTGATGTAGCGAATTACCTTACCGGCATCTGCGACATACTCAGATTCGGCCTCAACGACCTGTCCACCGATGGAGAAACCTGTAAGAGTTCCGTCCAAGCACATTTCCCAAACTTCCGGTGCGCCCTTGGAGACATATACGTCAACGTAAATGCCGCTGTAGAGCTTGCCGGTCTGCGGGTCGTATAGGTTATCTTCACGGAAGTTAACCAACTTACCCGCCGGGATTGGCTGGTGCATGAGACGGATGTTTCCACGGAAGTTTCCGAACGCCTCTGCTGACGCCTCAGCGAGAACTACGTCATCGCCGGTGTCAATGTTGTCAAGCGTTGCGAAACCCGAAACAATTCGGTTTTCCTGGTCTACCTTCGTAAGAGGCATTGTCAAGCGGACGGTCTTACCGTCTGCCTGCCACATTGCCTTCTGTACGCTCATGTTGTTATATTAACGTCATTCTTTTCCAAATGCAAAATTAGGAGCTACACACTTCTATTCGTTTGTCCGTATAGAAGTGTGTAGCCATCCAATTACTGCGTCTGGCGACCTTCGCCCTTAGGGTTTCGGCCAGTGCCATTTGTGTCCGCTCCGGTGGAACGAGACTGAGCACGAGCGTCGCTGCCCTGTGCGTTATTCTGCTTGTCCGCTGCCTGCTGAGGCTTTAGATCAACAACCTTGTCCCCGCCCTCGATGGCCGGAAGACCCATGCGCGCACGCACCTCATTCGGCACAATTGTCTGCATCTGTAGGTAACGCTGGTCGATCTGGCTCTGAGTATTTTCGTCGGAAAGAGATAGCTCGTTAAGCTGTAGGGTAACCACGTCGGTTACTTCCTTGATGATCTTGTTGAGCTTCTTTTCCAGAATATCCTGCTCCGGACGGCAGACCTGTTCCTTGAACGTCTTGTCCATGTCCACAGCGTTCGCCAGGTTGACACCTTCGCTTGTTCCCACCTTGGTAATGGGCACTCGGTGAGCCATCAAAATCTCGTCAAGGTTGCCCCTGCGGTAATTGATGAAGCTGGAATCCTGCGTCCCGGCCTCAATCGGCTTCATTTCGAAGTCGATTTCCTGCTCGCTGTCGTTCGGCGGAAGCGGGACGAACAAGGTGCGGTGGTTCTGGCCCTTCAAGCCGGTTTCGAAGAATTCTAGGAGGTTGGCCTGAGCCTGCTCCGAGAAGTTCGCGCCCTTTAGGACGATGACGTAACGCGGGACAGCCTTGTTTTCGAAGTAGTCAAGGTTGAAGCGGGCAGAGAATTCGTTACCCGCGATGGCCTGCTGAGCCGCCACGATATCCGGCACACCGTAGTAGGTGTGGGTCGGGCTGTACTTCTTTAGGTGAATAACCTCGTTAGGCGTCGGGTCGTTACCAACCGGGTCAACGGTTTCCTTGTCCCCGAAATTACGGAAGAATACAGCCTGATTGCTGTATACCTGCACGAAACCATCGCGGTCCCGGCGAATTCGCATCAGTACGGCCGGAATGTGTCCGATGTACTTGACGGAGCCATCGAGCCCGCGACCGATTTCAAGGTAGCCGTTGCCGATGGTCTCGTAGTCGGTCCATACCTTGATTAGCGTCTCGGCAAACTCGTCCTCCGCATTGCAGGAATCTAGCCAGTCCATGAGCGCATCCTTCTCGCGGTCAATGTTCTGACGCATCGACTTCTTGGTACGCTCGGACTTTGTGGCCTCTAGCTTGGCCTTCGCCTTCGGGGAATCATCGAATCGGTATCCGAGACCGACGATGTTCATGACCTTCGCCTTGACCGCCGCGTAGTGAGGCGGGGACATTTCGTAAATCTTGG